TCAGTGGGTCCACTGGCCGATGCGGCGGAAGCTGAAATTGTCGGAATAGGCCATGCGGCGACGGGCCGCTTCCTGCGGCTCCTGCAGCTGGTAGGCGATGCCATGCCGCTCGGCATAGGCCACGGCCTCTTCCTTGGTGTCGAAGCGCAGGCGCAGCTGGCTCTTCATATCGCCGGAGCTGGTATAGCCCATCAGCGGTTCGACAAGGCGCGGCTGCTCGGGCTCATAGTCGAGCACCCACAGCTTGGTTCGTGCGTTGCCGGACTGCATGGCGGTCCGGGTCGGCTTGTAGATGCGTGCGACCATTTCCCCTCGCTCCCTTGCCTCGCCGCCCCCGCCGCGCCGTGCGCCAGCGTCGAAGCGGGCCAGGCGCCTCGCCCGCCCTGATTAAGGCGGTCACTACGTTCTGGCAATGGCCCTGCGCCCGCTTCCCCCATCCGCCGGCCTCATCGGCCACGCCACCTGAAACCGTCTTCGCCTGCGGTGCGTGCGTGCCGTGGAATATGCGGCAGCATTCGCGGTTGAGCGTAGGCAATTCGAGTCCGCGGCGAGAGCATCCGAGGTCGCTGCCCGGCCCGGTCCGGTGCTCATTCGGCCAGCGCGCGCGCATATCAGCGCGTAGAGGCCCCTGACTTTTTCTGTCTCTCGTCCTATATAAGAAAAACCTCGTCGTTCGCGACGGCGGCTTTTACCATTCGAATAGACCACAGGATTGGACAGGATTTGCAGGTTCTCGTACGCGATAACAATGTTGACCAGGCGTTGAAGGTTCTGAAGCGGAAGATGCAGCGCGAAGGCATTTTCCGGGAGATGCGGGCGCGCCGCGCCTATGAGAAGCCCTCCGAGCGTCGCAACCGCGAAGCCGGCGAAGCCGTTCGTCGCGCCCGCAAGGTGGCGCGCAAGCAGGCGGTTCGTGAGGGGCTGATCGCCGCCCCGAAGAAGAAGCCCTCCACCCGCCCGGCCTTCGCCCGCCCGGCGACCGCGCCGGCGCCTTCGGCCGACTGATCTCGCGCTGCGACCTCACGCGCCTTGAGACCGTGCCTGACGACAACAAAAGGAATTTTCCCATGAGCGACACCCTGCCCGCCCCCGCCCTTCCCGTCTCCAAGCCGCCGCTGAGCCGGCTGGAAACCAAGGCCGAGGCGATCTCGCGCGCCGCCATGGAGACGATTCACCAGGAAGTCGCCCGGCGGGAGGCCAAGACCGCGCAGCTTCGGGCAGCGCGGCTGGCGAAGGAGGCCGCCGAGCGCGCGGCGGTGGCAGCCAAGCCTGCTGCGCCCAAGCCGAGCGCGGCCGCCAAGCGCAAGGTCGCCTCCGCACGATAGGCGCTTCAGCCTGGCGCGGTGGGCCGGCGTCCCCTGTGGCGCGGGCCTTCCGCCCGCCGCATCTTGCCGAGCGGGATGCTTCTGTGCCATCTGACAGCGGCCCGGCCCAAGCGGGCGCGAAGACGTTGCCCGTTCATGCGGGCGTTCAAGGTGTCGGGGCATAGCGCAGCCCGGTAGCGCGGAAGTTTTGGGTACTTCAGGTCGCAGGTTCGAATCCTGCTGCCCCGACCAGCCATCCTATTGATCTATCATCACTATCTGGTCGCCGTTCTGACGGCGTTCTGACAATCCGTTCTGACGCGTGTTCGTCACCCGTTCCGGGACAGGCGCGCATGCTTGAGCGCGCCCTCACCTTTGCCTGGCGCATCTGGCGCTGGCTCACACGCCCCGGCTGCGGCCCGGGATGCCCGCACCGAGGACTGGGCAGCGAAATGTGCCGGGAGTGCTTCGACTGGTGGAGCGCGAAATGAGCCGCTACGGCTCTTCACGCTCGAAGCGCTCGCTGATCACCCTGTCAATACATATCCACAGCTGACTGGCGGCCGGATCGGCGAAAGGATACGGCCCATTAGGCGCGCGCTCGCCGCAGACTCTGCAGCGCATCCTCAGCCGGACATCGTGGATTGTCTCGCCGGGTCGAGCGAGCAGATCCATCGCAGTGATGCGCACATACACCGTCCGATGGCCACACCGGCACTGAAATCCGACGAGAGGGCTCTGTCCGTTCATGAGAACAGAGTGAGAACGAAACGCCGCCGGTGTCAAACAATGAAAAACGCCCCGCCACCCGTGAGGGCAGCGGGGCGAGGTGACAGACAGGCTTTGCCGGGAGGCGTCCCGGCGGCGATCCGCGCGAGGCCGCGCGAATGTCAGTCGGCGGGCGTGAAGTCGAGGAAGTAGGATTTCCCGACCTCAAAGGCATCGATGGCCGAGGGGTTGGTGATCGTCATCCGGCACTCGCCGTTGGGCGTGTACTGCGACCATGTCTTGTTTTCCGGGCTGTCGCCGTAGACGGGCATGAGCCGGACTTCAGCGCAGGCGCTGTTCGGGTCGCTGGAATGGAATGGCGTGATCGCCATCACCTTCATCTTGGCGCGCACATGCATGGTCTTCTCCTTTGATTCCTGCCTTGTCCCCGGCAGGTGTGGGGATTGGTCTAAAGGTCGGCGATCTGCTTCAGGAATCCGTCCGGCCATTTGCCCTCGTAGGCGTCCAGCCGCGCGCGGTGCCGGGCCTGCCGAATGAACCGCTCGTTCGCCTCCCACTGCTCCGGGGTGGCGATGCCAGAGAAGCCGGGCCCGTCGATGATGAGCAGGCCCGTGGGCTTGTCGAAGGAGGCGCGGAAGGTGCTATCGCTGCTCAAGGCGGTCGATCCGGCTATCATGTTTCTCGACAGTGATCGCGATACCCGCCACCTTTTCATCGGTGCGGACCCATCGCTCCATGAGGTCCACTTGCCGCGCCTGCGTCTGAGCTTGCGCGGCCATCTGCACCTCCAGCACGCCAATGCGAGCGTGCAGGATTCCATAGGCGTAGCCGGCCGACAGCAGAGCGCCCATGAACGCAGCGATGTTGACGATGTTGATGGTGTAATCGAGCTTGAACCGCTGATGACCATCCGCCGGGCGGGGCATCCCACTCATTGCGACTTGCTCCCCGCCACACCGGCGCGCACGCCCGCATACCAATCCCGGCCCTCGCCAAGGCGCCCATTGGCCAGCGCCAGCGCGGTATAGGTCCGCGCCAGCGCGACGCGGGCATCCATGCCGGTCTTGAGATTCGGCACCGCCACCGGCGACAGCCACCCCGGCGCTTCCGGCAGCACGATCGGCTGCGGCTTAGCGCGCTCCCCCACGCACCCCGCGCAGGTCATCGTCAGTAAGATCGCAGCGGCGATCCGGCGGGCGCTTGGCGAGCTCGGCTTCATAGTCGTCAATCCGATCCTGATTGGCCTGCATGGTTTCGTCGAGGATGAGCGCCCGACGGTTGGCGTCGGCCGTGGCCTTGAGGGCGAGATCACGCTGCATCCGCATCGCCTCGGTCTCTGCCTGCGCGTCCGCCAGTTGCCGGCGGAGCGCGCCCTCCTCGCACACCGACTGCGCCGAGCCGATGCCGGCGAGGTAGCAGGCAGCGCCGAGGCAGATGATGCCGCCGGCCGCCGCGAGGATCGGCATGCGGGCGAGCGGCAGCAGCGAATAGCCGAGCAGCACCAGGCCAAGCAGCGCCGCGCCGCCCGCGCCGAAGGTCACGCTCCATGACGGGAGCCAGGAGAGGATGAGCGCGATCATCCCGGGGCACTCCCCGGTTCGCCCGGCCGGAAGCCTTGCGCCGTATAGGGGTTGAAGTCATCGCGGTCGGCGAGGTGGCGGCGCTTGTCCCGATCATCCCAGTTCGCGCCGAAGACATAGGCGCCGACGATGGAGGCGATCAGCGCCAGCAGCGCGATCAGCGCTTGGATGAGAAGGGCGTTCTCATCCCACTTGACGATGGCCGCGACGATGATCGCTTGTGCATTTCCCATCGCCCAGGCGAGGACGATGGACATCCAGCGACGGCGCCTCGGCCAGTTGTCACGAAAGAGCTCTTCCGCGAGCGGCTTCACAGGTGCGCGCATCTCACGCCTCGTTCTGCGAAAGGCTGCCGGCGAGCGAGCGGCGCGGCAGCGCGACCACGGGGTCGAGGAAGGTCGACGGCCAGCGCAGCCCGCCCGGGCGCAGGCGGCTCTTGGCGAGCCGGGTGATCGTCACCGCATCGGACTGGTTGCCGCCGAGCACATGGAAGGCCTCAGCGTCTTGGCCGACCAGGAACCCGACGTGCCCCTGCCATCCGGAGGGCGAACCCCGCCAGAACACGGCGACGCAGCCCATCATCGGCTCGGCGAGGGGCTTGCCGAACTTCAGCCAGTTGATCGAGCCCCACGGGTTCGCCGGAACAGGCTCTTGCGGCAGCGTCGCGGCGATGCACCAGCCGGCGAAAGTCCCACACCAGGCATCCTCATCGTTACGGAACGGTGCCGAGAGGCGGTCGAGCCACTTGATGATGGTCGGGTTGTGCTGCGCACCCTTGACCTCGCGCAGGCCGAGATTGCGCTTCGCCTCTTCGATCCACGGCAGGATCTGCTCGATGCCGGACATCGTCGGCGCGGCGGCTGTGGCAACAGCAATTGCGCCGAGGGCGGCAAGCGTTTTCGGCCCGACCTGGCCATCAGCCACAAGTCCGCGCGCCGTCTGAAATACCCGCACGGCATGGTCAGTTCGACGGCCCCATGATCCATCTGCCCCCGAAGGTCCGAGGTCATAGCCAAGCGCGATCAATCGCCGCTGAAGCTCAACGGTGTTCATGGTCTCTCTCCGATGTCGGGACATGAAAAAGCCGCCCGGAGGCGGCTGGGGAATGCGGCGGCGCAGGCGGGACAGATGTTTTCCCCAGCGTCACTTATTTGCGCTATAGCAGCCCGTCCGACCGTCTCCGCCCGGGTCCGGGTCGGACTGCCGGGCGCGGTTGCGGGCGCGCCCGGCTAACTCGCCAGCGGCGGCGCTGTCTTGTTCGGATGGCCGGGCGACAGTAGATCCACAAAGCCCTGCGTCCAGGCGCACCACCCCTCGAATTTGGTCTCGTCGTCGAGCGTCATGTACGCGTCGACATAGGCATGCGAGCCTAGCCGGATATACCCGCCCATGGTGTACGTGCCGCCATTGTCGACATAGGCCGCGACGGCAGATGTGCCGCTGCCTGCAGGCGTTCCGTCAACGCGGAAAGCATGGTCACCAGACGGGCGTTTTGTCTTGGCGGATACGATACAGGCCGCGTCGTCGGTGATGGCCGGATCGCCGCCATGGGCATCGTTGAGGCCGATTGTGCGGGTGATCCAGAGCACGCGCTTGCCGCTATTGATCCAGCTTTTCACCACGCCCCACGCCCCGGCTTGGCTGTTGTAGATCTGGGACAATGAGTTGCCGGGATCGGTCGCAACGAAGGCGAAAAGGCCGATTAATGTCCGCTCCGCCGGCGCTGGCGGCAGTCCGTTGATGATCCATACCCGATCCCCAGCGTTGAAGAAGCAAGGCCGACCCGCCAGTCCGGTCGGCTCGTAGACAGGGCGGATGGCTGCATTCGGCTGGGTGTAGCTCATGCCACCGGCGGCGGCAGGCCATGAGGTTGCACCGGAGCTGACACGCCGGATATCGAACACGCCGGCGAGCCCCGGCATCGCATAGGGCACCCACAAGCGCGGTGAGGCATTCGAGCGCACGCCATCGTCGCGCAGCCAGGAGATTGCTGCCCCGTCCTGCACCAGCCCCGTCGTGAGCACGCCCGAGGTCTGTGCCGGCGCGAAGTCGGCCCAGCCGCCGCCGGTGTCGTACTGCCAGCGGCCGGCCCCGCCGTGCGTCACCTGATAGATCGAGCCGGCATATCCGACGCCGGCGAGGCGGGTAAGGAGCGGGTCCGGGCGGGGCCAAACACGGCGCCCGGCAACCCTCAACTCGGCGACGTCACGCCCCGCCACCCGCAACGCGGTAGCGGAAGAGAGGTCAACTCTCATCAGCCAGCCTCACATACCAGTTGAGCGGGTTTGCATCGTCCGCCGGCGGCCAGTCGGTGTGGTCGACCAATATGACATTGATGCCTTGACCCGGCACGCCCTGCGGCGCCCCGGTCGCCACCACGGCCATGGCCGGGCCGAAGAACTGCCCGGGTCCACCAAGCACCACCTTGCCGCCCCCGATCGGCTCGCGCACATCGCCAACGGTGCGGAAGCCCGACCAGCGCCCGAAATCGCCGATCTCCAATCCGCTGATCAGTTCCTCGCCATAGGTGATCACCAGGTCGGTCACCACCTCGGGCACCAGCGCCAGCGCACCGCCCGGCGCGCTGGAGAGCAGGATTGCATCCGCCCCCGGACGCGGGGTGATCTCGATCTCGGCGAGAGAGCCGGTCCAGTTCAGCCCGGCAATGCGGAGCGTCACCGTGGCGTTCTCAGCCCCGGTGTAGAGGACAAGCGTCGAGGGGTTCATTGCGGGGAATCCCAATCAGAACGAATAAGGACCAGACCAGCCGGAAGCTTCCTTGCGGGTGAGGGTCAGAGGAAATCCCGTCTCCACCCGAAGCCAGAAAGAGCCGGTCGGCGGCTGGGGGGCCAGCGCGTCGCGCTCCGTCAGCGTGCCGCTGCCATAGGGGGCGATGGCGCACAGCGACAGGTCGCGGATCACCTTGACCAGCGCATTGCTGGCAAAGAGCGCATCGGCAGCGAGCGCGCTCTCGCGGGTGATTACGTAAGCCGAACCGGCAACGCCTGGTCCCTGCCAGGCCACGGCCAGCTTGCCGGCGCCGTCCGCGCTGATCTCGCGGATCGGCGCGCTGTAGCCGGCGCCACCGGACACCACCCAGAGGGTGCCGCCGGCAACCCCGTTGATAAGCCAGCCAGTGCCAGCGCCGGTGATATCGACCGAGCCGTTGACGAGCGTGATCGTGCCTTCCTCGTAGAGGGAGGGTGAAACAGGCATTGCAATGTCCTTCTAGAAGTCGGCGACGTTCGCAACGCCGGCATAGGAGGCGATGCCGGAAAACGACACGGATCCGTCTTTCTGCACCCGATACTGGGTCTCAGTGGCGGACAGCAGGGTGAGCCACTCTCGGGGCGTCGGGCTGGTTCCCGGTTCTCTTACCGCAATGGTGCTAACCCACCCCAGGCCTACCCAGCTACTGCTGTTCAGGTTCATCTGAAATATGGTGAAGGGGGTTCCCGCTGATGCCTGAGCATCCACCGGATAATCGTACAGACCAGGAGAGAAGGTGTTTGGGTAGATGGTGGAATAATCCCGGAACTGCAGGGGCATGCGGTCCGACCGGAAAATCCAGTCGCTCTGCCCGGCCTCGTCGAAGCCGACGTTCTTCTTGGTGACCCCGATGCCGAAGTCGTCAGACATGTGCAGTCGGCGTTTCCTGATCGTACCAACGCCCCCCGAGTAGGTGGGATCGCAAGCGATAAGCCCCCACCTATAAGTTACTGCTGTGGTTGTGGTAAACGCGAGGCGGATGGAGATGGTGTTGTCGTTTACCCATGCTGCATATACCGGGCTAACCGTTCCGGTATTTGATCGCCACGCCACAATGGGGGGCCTATCCGGGTATGAGCCGGCCAGGGTGATGTTGATCAACTGGTTGTTAGCGGAAAACTGGACGCCCCGAGTGGCTGTGCCCGTTTCGTAGAATTGAAAGTAGTTCTTCTGGGTCGAGAGAACCAGGTCGTCATCAGTGGCCGTCAAGACATCCGTTCCTCGACGACTGATAAAGAGGCCAGCCCCGCGCGTGGGGTGGTTCCCGAACAGCATCGAGTTGGACAGGTTGTCTTCCGTGGGGTCAAACTCGGTCGATCCCACGCTAAAGACCCAGTAGTAGTAGGTGAACTGATTTAGTACTCCGGCAGTACCAATATTTGCCATGTAGGGACAGACCCTAAGTCGATCCGTCTCGATCATAGCGGCGCACTGATACCACAAACCGCTAGTGTGCAAAGCTAAAACAATCGCGGTGTGTGAGGATCGAGCGATGCCTGGGATATCTATGATCTTGTGCAGATAGGTGCCACTGCCGAAGCTGCCTATCCAGTTTTGAGTGATAACGCTCCCGCTCAGGGTGTTGCCTGGGGCAATCCCCCCGGCATACCAGCGCAGCGCACTGCGCCACGAACTATCGAAGGAGACAAAGCGAGGGTCTAGCGTGAGGTCTTCCGCATCATAACCGGGACGGGATGACCTAACTCGAGCAGTCCCGTCCACGTTTCCCATCAGATATCGGCGCATCACTCCGCCTCGATCCAGATGTAATCGTTGGTGAAGTCCCACCCGGACACGCCTGTCGCGCCGCGCAGCGTGCCACTGATGGTGATGTTGTCCGCCTCCAGCCTCTTGATCCACGCCGCCGCCATGTAAACCGTGCTGGTGTCGGTATCGGCGACGAACAGCGGCTCCCGCGCCTCGGTGAAGGGGTTCACGATGGTGAACTGGCCGGCATAGTTGGAGATGCGCGAGAACGGCTCACCGCTGGCAAAGCCCGCCTCCCACTGTGTCCCCACCTCGGTCCATGCGTCGCCCGTGCTGGCCCGCATGAAGATGACGAGCCGGGTGGAGACATCGCCGCCCTCTACCGCCTGCGCTTCCACCTTCCACAAGCCGCCGGCCGAAAGGTTGCCGACGGTCGCCACCACCTCGGTGTAGGATTCCGCGATCGCCGTGACCTGGTCGCCCAGCGTGGTGACCGACGCCGACAAGGCGGTGACCGCCGAGGCCGCCGCGTTCGCCGCCCGTACCGCCACCGAGGTCGCCTTGGTCTGGGCGCCGAGGCCGACGGCGATGTCCCGCACCAGCGCGTCGTGGCGGGACCACATGGCGTCGAGATCGCCGCGCATCCGCAGCAGCGAGGCGTAGGCGTCCCCGCTGATATTGCCGAGGTCGATCTGAACATTGTCCGCCGACAGAGGCGGCGCGATCACCGGGATCTGCGTATAGGTGCCCGGCCGCCCGGCCGCATTGGTGCCGGCCACCCGCAGCAGCAGGTCCTGCGGGAAGATGGTGACGTCGAACCCCGCCTCGCGCACCTCCGGCAACGGCGTCCAGCTCGCGCCCTCATCATAGGAGACGGCCGAGATGTAGGACGCCGCCCCCGATGTCGGGTTCCACGTCGCCTCAAGCCGTCGCGGGATCTCGTTGGCGATGATCCGCGCCGACAGGCCGGTGACAGGTCCCGGTACGTTCGGGGTCGAGAGCACCGGCCCGGTCGGCAGCGGCGGCACCTCGGTCGCGTCCTCATCATAGATGGTCGGGTCGTCGAGCCAGGTCTCCAGCGCCACCTGCTCGCCGCGCGGCACCCCGCCAATAACGAGGCAGCGCGCCTGCCAGTCGGTGCCGAGGCCAAGGGCGTAACTCGCGCCGGCCCCGCCCGTGGCCCGCGCCAGCGCCGCGTCCAGCGGCCCCTGCGCCGTCTCCACCACGGCGAGGTCCGGCGCATCGAGCACGGCGATGCCGTCACTCTCGCCCCGGGCGCATTTGACCGGCCCCCACTGGCGGCCATGGCGGGTGCGGACCTTGATGTAGTGTTGCCCCGTGCCCCAGGCCGGCGGCGGCGAGAGGACAAGGCTGCTGCCGCTGCGCCGGGCTATCTCACCGGCGCGGCCCCAGCCCTGCGGCAGGGAGGATTGCAGCGCGATCGAGGAGCCGATCGCCAGCAGCCGGCCGTCATGCTCGGTCGAAAACCGCACCTTCACCCGGCGCTTGTTGAGCGTGCGCCAGAAATGGTCGCAGATCAGCTGCGCCTGCGTCCGCTGGACGATGCCGGCCACCCGGCGCCGATCCGGGCGCACAGGCGTCGCACCGCGCGGCGCGGTGACGGTGGCGATCTTCCACGTCGTCTCGTCGATATATTCCAGCACCACGCCGTCGGGGCCGGTCGCGGGCATCAGGTCGTATTTGAGCGAGAGGCTGTCGCGGACGATCTCATTGTCAGTCAGCAGCATGTCCGGCATGGGCGACCAGTCCTCGCGCGTCAGCGAGAGGAGGTCGCCGAGCCAGCGCGTGCGGGCCCGGGCCGGCGCGAGAATGGTGTCGAGCACGTCGAGGCAGGCCTGCCCGTCGCGGAATTCATGGTCGAAGGTCTCGCCGCGCGCCTCGTTCAGCGCGGCGAGGTCGACAAACCCCTGCAGGTCGACCTTGGACAGCGGCCGCTCGCCGCCATAGGTGGCGTTCGTCGCCATGTCGAGCGCCGCCCAGGCCGGCCGGCGGGTCGGCTGGTCCTCCCACTCCGTCCCGGTCCAAACGGGGAGGATGCGGGTCGAGATCACGGAGAGCTGCGACAGCGCCTCATTGCTTAGCTGGTTGGTCGCCTTTGCCCGCAGCGTGATGGTGGCGGAGGGAAAACTCTGCGGCCCGGTGATGATGGCGCGCAGCCCATACCAGTTCACCTGGTCAACGATCTTCGGGTCGTTGAGCTTCACCGTGGTGCGGCGCGCACGCACCGCGTGCCGGCCCGGCGGCACGTCGATCGTGCGGGAAAAGCGCAAAGGCGAGGGAATGGCCAGCAACAGCGGCACGGTCACCAGCGGTGCCCACGGCCCTGTCGCCGCGCCGGCATCGTCGACAGGCTGATATTCCGCCTGCACGGCGAGGGCGCGGATCGTCATCTTGCCTTCGTCATTGAGGGCGTAGAGGCCGCTCGGCAGCAAGAAATCGAGCGCGAGTTGCGTCGCCGTGGTGCCCGCCGAATTGACGACAAAGCCGCCCGTCCACGTCCCGAATTGCAATTCCTGCCCAGACACCTCCGACGAGGTCTGCACATTGAGCGGGAAGTTGGTGATGGTGGCGCTCGGCTCATGGAAGGCGATATCCACCCCGGTAAAGCTCGGGCTCACCCCATCCGCCGCCGTCCACAGCACCGTGTCGTCGAGCAGCATCTGCTCCACCTGGTGCCGGCCCTCGCCGAGCGAGAGCACCACATGGCGATATTCCGCCTGGCCCTCGAAGCTGTTCCACGGCGCCGTCGCATAGTCGAGCGTGCGCTTGATCCGCCCATAGGCGGACGGCACGGTCTGCAGCGGGCGGGCGCTGTTGATGCCGCGACCCCAGCCATAAATCGGGTCCTGCGCACCATCCGCCTGGCCACCGGGCGCGCTGCGCATCAGCGTCTGCAACGCCGCGCCGGCGCCGACGGCGATGCCCACGCCGATCACCGCACCCGCGACGGCGGCTGCGGTTCCTGCGCCCAGCACGCCAGCGGTGACGAGGCTGCCCGCGATTGCCGTGCCGATCCCCGGCGCCAGCGCCGAAATCGCAACCATGCCCAGCAGGGCGATCAGGTTTTTCGTGCCACCCGCGCCGCCGCGCGGGCGGGAGAGGAACACGATCTGGTCGCCCTTGCGGATACGCTGGCGCCAGTCCGCCCGCATCACCGGGCCGGTCTCGCCGCCGCGCGTCCGCACGCAAATCGTCGCCCATTCGTTGATCCGCCAGCCGGCGCGGGCGATGAAGCGTTTGAGGCTCTCGCGGGGCTTCGGCACCAGGCGCGCGACTTCGCCGCCCGGCAGCATCACATGCAGCACCGGGGTCATCGTTGTTGCGTTCATGGTCAGTCTCGCGGCTCGAAGAACTGCATGCGGCCCCAGCCCCGCGCGCGCAGCGTGGCGACATCTTCGGCGACGACGCCGAGATGCTGGTCGCAATGGATCACCCGGCGCTCGGGGGCGAGCCACACGCCGATATGCGCGGCGCGGTCCATGCGGCCGAGGCCGACCAGCGCGCCGTCCGGGGCCGTTACGAGCCCGGCGTGCAGCGGCGCCACCTCGCACCATTTCTGCCGCTCGGCATGCTCGGCGATGGCCGAGATCATCCACGCCCAGGATGGATCAGGCGGCACCTCCACATGCGGCAGCACGCGGCCGAACAGCCGCAGCTCTACCAGCGCCGCCACATGCCAGCAGGTGCGCTCCGGCGCCCAGCGCTGGCCGAGCAGCGAGGTCAGGAACGCGGTGCGCTCGCCGGTTTGGCTAATCATGGCACCAGCCCCGGATAGTCTTCCAGCGTGTAGACCCGGCTCGGCACCTTCCGGTCGCCGAAATCGACGATGGTCGCCGTGCCCTCCACCCCGGTGGAATCCTTGGTGATATCGGTCAGCACCAGCTCGATCGGCCCATAGCTCGGCGCATCGGGATAGTCGGAGCGGTAGCCGCGAATGACCACCTTCAGGTCGGCGCGGAAGGCCTTGGCCTTGTCGAGATAGACCACGAGATCGCCGGTCACGTCGTCGAGCCGCAGCCGCGCCACCGGCGGGCGGCCCTCGGCCATGGTCGGGTGCTCGCACTCGAAGCCGGCAGCGGCAAACAGCACCGTCTCGCCGGCATCGAACGCCGCGCCGCCCTCGATCGCGAAGGAACGATCCATCACGTCGAGCACATAGCGCAGCGGAATCGGCTGGTCGGCCTCATCGACAAAGCCGGGGTGCTGGAGTTCGACGGTGATGAACTGATCGCCATCGCTCACGCAGTTCGCCTCGCCCTCGGCCCAGGCGTCGGTATAGGTCGCGGTCATGGGCTATTCCGGGCTCGGGAACCAGTCGGGCGAAAGGCTCACCACCGATGCGGCGATCTCGTCATTCGTCAGCAGGGCGTCATAGGCGTCTTGCGAGAGGCCGATTTGCGCCTCTTCCGGCGTGCCGACGATCATCAGCGCGGCCCGCCCGTCCGGATGCTCGATGCACGGCCAGAGCAGATAGGTCTCGGCCGCCTCATAACCGCAATCGAGCCACGCCTGCGCGTTGCGCGCCTGCGCTTCCGGCACGGTGTCGAAGATCAGATATCTCACGGCATCACCTGTGCGAGGGCCGCGTCAAGAGCGGCAATGTCGAGGGAGGATTGCGCGAGCACGACGGTGGACACGCCCCCGCTGAAGAAGTTGGCCGTCAGAGATCCCGGCCTGCCGATAGCCACACCCGCCGCCGACGCGATGTCGGCACTTGGTCCGGGCGTGCCGATCATCGCCGCGCTTGTCGTGGCGCCGTCGACCGAAATATCGGCGGTTCCCGCGGTGTACAGTTGCCGGGCGATGAGCCGGCGCCAGCCCGCAGCGATTGCCCTGCTGGCGACTGTCGTGGTGTCGGCATTGGCGCGCCGCGCCAACGAGCGCGCGACACCGGTAGCGAAACCGAGCGCGGCACGCTGATTTACCGTTTCATTGGAGCTTCCGAGCAGGAAGGGCGATGCTGCCGCATTGGTCACAGACGCGACAGACGCCATGGTAAGGGCGGCGACGGCCCGCGAGAAACCGGTGCTGTTGTCAACCACCAGGAACGTGCTGCTGCCGTTATAGATATTCACGGGCCGCCCGTTCGGCCCGACGTCCAGCACCCCGGCATTGACGATGCGAGGCTGTGCGCTGCCGGTGGCCTGCGTCGCATCGCGCGATGCGCCCCTCTGGCCGTACCAGGTCTGGATATAGGCGCTGCCGGCTCCGGCCCACTGCGCGACGCTCACCCCGAGAGGGTCCACCAGCCAGGGCGCGCTCGATATGGCGTAAAACGCCTTCGTCGCGTTGTCCGATGACCGCCGCGCGAGGATGACCGGCAGGACCCACGTCGTGAGAAGCCGCGAGGTCGAGTAGATATCAAAGGTTGACGCGGCGAGGGCATCGAGCACGCCGACAAAGGCACTGGCGAGGGTGCGAAAGGTGAGCGGCCCGTAATTGCTGCCGGCATAACGCACCCGGACGGCGTGCACGCCGGCAATAAGGCCGGCCCCGTCGATGACGAACATGCCGTCCGTCGCGACGGCGCTGCGCACCACGCCGTCGATCTCGACATCAACGGTCGCGCCCGACGTCGCCTCGCCCATGATGAGCGTGTCGAAGACGTGGATGGTCGGAATCGGCCCCAGCATTTCGACAGGGAAGACGAGCAGCGAGAGATTGACCGTGAGCCATCCGCCGCCCGGTGTCGTTTCCTCCGGCAGCCCGCCGGTGATCTGCACAAGGCGGATCACATAGGTCGAGCCGTCGAGGCAAACCGGCATCAGGAAGCGGTGCGTGCCCTCTCCGATACTGGCGATGAAGGCGAGAAAGGCCGCCGCCTCGGCAGGGTTAAGCTGTCGCCCCCAGCGCATGGTGGCAAGACGATCCCCCGGCCGGCGACGTAGGCGCACATTGCCGCCCTCCATCTGCGTCTCGGCCGCATCGCGTACCGGCTTGACGCCCCACATGTCCCGCTCGGGGCGGAAGGGTACGCCCGAAGGCCACTCGGCATAGCTCATCGGCTGCGCCCCTTCATGGGATTCAGGCCATAGCTCCCCTCGAAGGCCGCGCTGAGAGACCCCCGCCGTTGCGAGACATTGGTGGCCAATTTCCCCTCTATCTGTTCGACGATCATTTCGATGTCGAAGGAGTCATCGCCGCGCTGCGTCGCCGCGCCGGCCGAGACGGCCACGCCGGGCGCCTCGTTGCGGACATGAACATTGACGGTGATCCCGCCCCCCGAGCCGCCGCTGCCCTTGGCGGACTGCCCCGTCGCATGGCGCAGCGCGTCCATCATTCCGACGCCGCCGCCATCGGCGTAGCCGCGCAGCCCCCGGTGCAGGGCATCGAGGCTCCCCACGCCAGCGGCACGAGTGGCTTCCGACGAGAAGACGTACTCGCCCCGGTGCACGGTGCCGGCCGGCTGGTACTTGCCACCCGACCCCGTATAGCCGCCCTTGTCATAGAGCGGGCCAAGACCGCCGCCGCCGGCATGGCTGCCGACCCCGGCGCCGGCGCCGCCCGTGAACGCCGACACGATGCTACCGAGGAAATTGCTGCCGCCCGTGCCCGGGCCGAACAGGCTGGCCGCGAGGTTCTGCATGGCCATGTCGAGGATGACGTCAAGCGCGCGTTTGGCGGCGTTCTCCAGCGCCGTCATGGCATCGGCGCCGTCGAGGATGTCACGGGCGAACCCCGACAGCGCCTGGCCGGCAATATCCCGCGTCGTGCTCAGTGTCGCGTTCAAGCGCAGCGCCGCGGCATCGGCGGAATCGAGGTCGACCGCGAGCCCGGACGAGCGCAGTGTGGCTGCGATCTGCTGATCGACCGGCCCCCGGCCGAGTTGGTCGCGCTCGAACTGGATGTCCGCCATCAGCTGGGCGCGGGCGGTCAGCTCGACCTTGCGCCCAAGCTCGGCATTCTGCGCCTTGAGCAGTTCCAGCTGCCGCTGGTCGACCTCAGTGCCGTTGTCGATCGCCTCGCGCTTGAGATCCCAGTACGCCGCATAATTGGCGCGCAGCGTGGCGACCTCGCCGGCGGTCTTGCCGATGAGCTCAATCTCGAGCCCCTGCGCGGCGATGCCTTCCTGCGCGCTCAGCAGCCGCTGGCGGCCGGCCAGGGTGAGTTGCACCGACGCCTGAAGCATTTCCTGCTGCGCGGCGGCATTCGCCTTGGCGGCGGCCGTGGAACCGTCGGCGCCTTCGGTCTCTGCCCGGTACCTTGCCAGCGCCGCCGATGCCGCCGCGCGCTGCGCCGGGGTGACGGCCGTCAGCAGCGCATTCTGCAGTTCCTGCTCGCGGCGGACGATCTCGGCCTGCGGGATGAGAGCCCCGTAGGCATCGGTCATCTGGCCGATCTGATTGGTGACACCCTCCAACGCGCGCTGTTGAGCGTCGGCATCGCCCACCCCGGCCTGCAAGGCGCGCTGGAGATCGGCCTGCTGTGTCCGGAGCCGGCTCAGCTCATCGTAGCGCCCGTCCCATCCGCGCAGGGCATCGCCGCCCGCCGTGGAAATCTTGTTCCTTTGCGCTTCATTGTTGCCCTGCGCCGACCAGCGGCGCTGCTGCTCCATCGCATCTTCGACGACGGCGATGTCGGCCAGAATCTGCTTCCGCTTCCAGTCCGTCAGAAAACCGGCGTCAGGTAGCTGGTTGAGACTCTCCTGAAGCTGGGCAAGGCCACGCTGGCTTACCGACAGTTCCAGGCTGTCATTGATGGTGCGACCGACATTGGCGAAGGCGTCGGAGATCGACCCGCTCAGGGTTTTCCATGCCCGGCCGAGCGCGGTAAGCCGCTGTTCGGCATTCGGCAGGGTGGCGTTGAGGCGGTCGAGCAGCAGCGCCTGCGCCTCGGTGGTGCGGTTCGCGGCATCGAGCGACTTCACATATTGCAGCGTCGTGTCGTCGAGGAAATTGAGCTTCTTGTTGAGAGCCTCCGCACCCTTTCCCGGCTCGGCGAAGGCCTCGGCCAGTTCCTGCCCCGCCTGCCGGACATCGCCCGTCGTGATGCTGGCATAGGCTTCGGCGGCGGCGATCAGGTCGACATAGAACCCGGTCGCGATCTGGCCCGTGCTGGTGAGCGAGGCCGCGATATCACGGGCCGCCCCTTGCGTGACGCCGCTGGCCTGCGAGGCGGCGGCGGCAATCGCCATGAGTTCTTGCGCCGTCGCGCCGGTGGCGCGCCCCCGCCCTTGCAGCGCCGCCTGGAGTTCCTTTTCAGCGGTGATCCATGTGCCATAGGCCGCCGCAGCCGTAACACCGACGGCGGTGAGCGCGGTCACCGCGATGCCCACCGGCGTCACCAGGCCGGCGAGCGATCCGCCGAGCGCTTTCACGCCGCCGGTGAGCCCGCCCTGCTGATTGGCCAGCACCTGGTACACCTGCCCGGCCTGCGTCGCGAGGATCTGCAACGGCGGCGCGCCAGAGGCGAGCATGGTGAGCATGTCGTTGACCTGGTAGCCCAGGTTGGTGAGGTCATGCGATGCCAGCCGCAGCCGCCCGCCCGCTTCTTGCACCCCTCGGATGGCCACCACCTGCTCGGCGAAGGCGGTCTTGGTCCGGGCGACCGCGTCGGCGCGCTGGGCCTCGCTCAGCACACCGAGCTTGGCCGCCGCGTTGATCTCCTGAAGGGTCTCAAGGTAGCGCCGCTGCACCGCCGCGAGGGGCACGTAGCGCTCGCGCAGCCGCTGGATTTCCTCGCCGACCGCCGCGATGTCGGCAGCCCTGCCGGCCGACCCGAAATCGTCGCGGACGCCAAGGTTCTGGTTGATGGCGGATTGAGCCGTCGCGGCGCGGGCGCGCGCCAGTTCCTGTTCGGCATCCTTCGCCGCGACCAGCTTGGCGATATAGCGGTCATATTCCTGCGCGAACGCGGCGATATCGGCCGCGCGCGCGTCGGTGCCGAAATCGTCGCGGACCCCGAGCAGGGCGTTATAGCGCTGCTGGACGGCCGCCGCTTCGGCCGTGGCCTTGGTCTCCTGCTGCAGGCGGCGTGTCATCTCCGCCTGCGCCTGCGCGACGACGCCATGGCGGGCGTGCATCAGGTCGAGCGTGCGGGTGTAATCCTCGGCGGAGAGGCGGCCCGCCTGCCGGGCACGATCCAGACGCTGGTGCTCACGCGCCAGCGTCTGCAGGGTGCGGAATTCCTCATCATATTTGCGCCGCACCGTGTCGGCCGCCTTGCCGGCATCCAGCTGGCGCTTCGTCACCGTGTCGGTAACGGTCGCCATCGTCGCGCCGGTCTGGGCAACATTCCCCTGTGCGGCCGCGACGGCATTGAGGTCGGCCGCCGACTTGTCGGCGCCACGGCTCTCATACTGCGTGACGACGCGACGGATCTGCTCGACGGTAACGGCCATCGGGTGCCTCGCTTCAGGATGTCAGGGTGAGGGAGCACGCGCCGCAGCAGCCTCATTGAGGGCTGCGGTCAGGGCGGCGAGCAGGTCGTGGAAGCGATCGAACTCATCCGCGCCCCGGACGCCGTAGCGTTCGGCATAGCGGTCGATCGACGAGAACGGGATCGCCGCGTGAGGTCCGGAGGGTCGGTCGGACAAGAGCGACCAGAACGCACGCCACTCGAATTCGAGATGGGGATGCACCGCCGGCCGCTCGGCCAGGGCTCGGGGAACCTCGCCAGATTCTTCGGCGAGGTCCGTCAACCAGGTGATTTGCCCGCCCCACGCGATGAGCCAGCGCAGGGCGTCGGTCAGTTTTTTGCGTCGGCCTCGAAGGAAGCCACACCGCGCTTGGCCACCTCGCTGGCGGCATAGGTCGCCGCACCGCGCAGATAGATCCCGATATCGGGATCGAGCAGCAGGGCCTTGCTACACGGCTCATCGAGGCTCCAGCCGGTGACGACCGTCGTGGCGAGGATTTCCGCGAAGATGTCATCCGACACCTCCACCGGCAGATTCTCCCGCTGCTCGACAGTCAGGGCGCTGACGAGAGCGCTGCGCAGACGCGAAGCATCGGGGTTGCTCAGGGTGCGGGCCCGGATCGAGATGGAGACGCCAAGCTCGTCGAGCCGGATGTCCTTCACCCACACGCCGGCATCGGCCTTGGCCTTGGCGGCACGAATGTCCTGCAGGTTGATCACGTTCGACGGCTCAGGCGTCACGGGTTTTCTCCTTGGTGGCCTTGTCCTCGCGCGCGTGCCCCTTGCCGACGATCAGCTTGGCGAAGTCGAGGGGCACGTCGTCGGGAACGGCGAGGGTCTGGCCGGCGACGAAGTCGCGCCGACGCTCTTCGGGGTAGCCCGCGAAGGGCTCCACGACGGTGATGGATTTCATGGGAAGGGCCCTGATGGAGGGAAGGGTCAGGCGACGGCGCGCGTGATCTTCACCGAGCAGGCCTCGGTGGCATCGAAGACGGCACGGAACGGGATGGAAACCATCACGTCGTCATTGTTGCCGCCGATCTGCTTGGCGCCGTCGAGGAAGATGATCTTCGGGCAGGAGATCGTATACTTCTTGTTCGCATCCTTGCCGATGGTGGCGCTCAAAGCGCCGCCGCCATGGTCGAGCACCGCCTGATAAAGCGCCTGGCTCTCGAAATAGGCCTCCAGCGTGCCCGTGGCGTCGAAGCGACCGGCGCCGAACTCCTCACTGTAGAGCGCGCCGACAACGGGACGCGCCCGCAGATTGTTGTTGAACTCGAAATTGACGCTGCGCAGCTTCGGCACCGGGTTGAGGCCTGCGACCGCCAGCGAGGCGACATGCGCCGACGAGGTGAGGATCGGCTCCGTGGTCGCCGGCGTGTACGTCGCCCCGACCACGATGGCGGAGGCCAGCGTTTCCTTCTGGCCCATCAGGCCAAGCGAGCCCGTCACCTTGGCGCGCGCTGCGATAGCGAGCGAGAACGTGTTGACCGCGCAGCCGGTGAAGCGGCTGAAACTGTCGGTGACGCCCAGCTCGAGCGTCTCCTCGACGGTGAAGTATTTCGGCGTGATGCCGTTCTTCAGCACGTTCGTGGTCCAGGCGCCGCGAAGCGCCGATTCCAGCATCTCGTCGAAGGTGCTGTAGGAGAACTCGAACGGATAGGCGCCACTGACGTCGAGGCCGAGCAGCCCCTCATCCGGCACGTTCCGGTCGGCGCGCAACTCGTCGCTGGTCTGGGTCGTCTTGTTCGTCCGGACGCCGCCGCCGGTCGTGCGGAATACCTTGAAGGTCGGGGTGGCAGGCGTGGTGCCGAACGCCGCCTCGGCGACATAGGCGATCCGCGCCTCGCTGGAATTCGCGAAGGGCATGGCAGGGCTCCGATGTGAGAGAGGATCAGCCGAGGAAGTCGGCGTCGTAAAGGATCGCGCTGCTCATCGACCAGTAATTGCCGTTGTCGTTGCGATCATCGAGGACAGGCGGCGAGGCCTGATAGGTACGCACCGGACCGAAGTCCTTCTGGCGGAAATGATGCCGCAGTTCGTCGAGCCATTCGGCTCCGGTGATGGTCCCGACGCCGCGCTCGATATGCAGCACGAGCCGGATCACCCCATCTTCGCGCTGCACGTTCGCGCCCGGCGCGCCGATGCTGACCGTCGTCTCGTTCGCGACGGGGTACTGCACCTCGAGATAGGGCGAGGCATCGGCCGGCGTCTCGAACGTATCGTTGGGATAGACGATCATTGTCCGGGACCAAAAGGCGTCGAGCCGGGCCTTCACTGACTTCATGACCTCGGCTGATGCCATGGCGCTACCCTAACGTGATGACGATGGCGGGCTGTCTTGTCTCGCGCTCGATCGTCCTCGCGGCCGATCGGCTCGCGGTCGAGGTGAAGCGTCCGCGCTTGTTTCGTCCGACTGGCGCGCCAGCAGGAATGTAAGGGACAAGGCCGCCGCCCTGAAACGAGCGGAATGAGAAGCGGATGCGAGCCAAGTTGCCAAACCGGGCCTTCGCCATGGCCGCGACGGCCTCGTAAACACCTTCCGGAGCCTGACGGGACAGCCCGCGTTCGATCTTCCGCGCATAGGGCACGGTTGAGAGGAACACATATTCCTCTGCCGGCGGCAGCGCCGCACCGGGCGAGACCTCGACGCCATCGGCGAAGAAGGCATGGCTGTCCTGATAGGCGCCCGTGAGCACCGGCGAGTGCCGAACCAGCATGTCGCCGATCCAGGCGAACAGGTCATTGAGCAGATCGAACTCGAAGACGATGACGCCGTCGGGCTTCACACTCTCCAGCGAGGCGCCCCGCCGACCATCTACAAAGGTCTCATGCGGCGGCACGACGCCGATGGCGCGACGGTTGATCTCCTGCGCATCAGCCAGGGCAGACCGAGCGTAACCCGCGAGCCGCCGGCCGCGTTCAGCCGGCGGCTCGCCGTCGCGTATTGCCAGCACGATGCTGCGGTCGAGCGGCTCGATCCGCGTCGACACCCGAGCCATCAGCCCCGCACCTGTATTTCGATGCGCACGACCTCGCCGGCCGCGCGGATAAGATCGACCGCCATGGCCGCGCAGACCCGCCCGCCGATGATGGCCTTGTCGCCAACCCTCGGATGCCAGTCAGGCGGCAGGCTGGTCGGCGAAAGCACCAGGCGCCGGTCACCTTGCACGACGCCGCCGCCAATCTCATCGGCGAGATAGCCCCGGACGACCGCGCGCGCGGCGATGTCGTCGGATGCGCGGCGCAGGACGATGGCCTCGCCATAATAGGCAACGGCACGGTCGAGAACGGCAATGAGCGTGGCCGGGTTCATCAGAGGTAAATCCGATAAGGGCGAAGCAGGCGCTCGATCGTATCCTGCATCAGCTTCTCCGCCTGCATCGACACCGCCCATTCCTTTTCCGCGATACCTTCGGCGCTTTCGCGCTTCAGGAAGATGTCCTCCCGGGCGAGCGAGCGCAGGGACTGCACGGAAAGGGCGACGGCATGCTTGGCCGGCAACAACTCCGGGCTGTCATCGGCATAGCCGGCGATGAAGCGGATCTTCACGGCGTCCGGCGCGCAGGAGGTGGCCGGCCAGGACAAGCCCGCCGCCGGTCGAACGCCGCAATAGATGCCGACCAGCGAGGCGCGGTAGTTCTCCGGAGGAAGGGTTTGCACCACGCCCGCGCGGTCCTCATAGGTGATCGAGACGATGCTGGTGATCGGCGGATAGGGCAACGGGATCACCCCGCGCTCGTCGATCACGCAAAACCCATCGGTCACGCTTTCCAGCGTCTGCCTGCCGAAAGCGCGACCGACCCAGCTGTCGGGCGGCTCGATCATCTGCTGCGCGGTTCGGATGAGAAGGTCGAGATGACCGGCGTCGACCCCGTCAAGCCCAGGCACCAGCCCGCGCAGCGTAGCCGCATCGAGGATAGCCTCCGGCGGGACGACGACAATCACCGACATCGTCACTCGCCTGCCAACGCTAGTTCGATGGCGGCGACGATGTCGGCCTTTTTGGTGATGTCGGCCGCGATCTCGATGCCATTCGCTTCGGCGTGCTTGCGCAGCTCGGCCACGGTCATGGTGTCGAGGCCCGGCCCGGCCGTTTCGGCCGCCACAGCAGCCGCGATCTCTTCCGGCGTGCTGCGCGACACATAGCCTCGCGGCGGATAGTTCGCCGCCTTGTACCCCGCCGCAACGAACTCGCCGACGGTCGGGCCGTCCTGCCGAAGGGCAGACAGATCCAGCTCGACTCCGGCGAGACACCCCGCCTTCATGAGGCGGTCAATCTGGTCCTGGTCGAGCGGCGGGTCGATCTCGGCGCCGGGCAGGTAGCGCCTGCCATTCCGCTTGTCGACAAATTCAGCGATGACTTTGAGCACGTGGACCTCCTGAGAAAAGCGAGAGAAAGGGTGTCGAGCATGGCTCGACACCCCGCGTTGCGGGATCAGACGGGCGGGTTGGGCGTCGGCGCGTAGCGGGCGCCGAACAGCAGGGCGACGGCGTCGACAAAGATATTGCCCGCATCATTGCCCGCCGGGGTGATGGTGAGGCGCACATACGGCTTCGGGCCGACATAGCCGATCTTGCGCACCTTGTTGTCGTCGTCGGCGGCGGTGAAGCCGGCCAGAGCCTCGGTGCCGCTCAGCTGCGCATGGGGGACGGCGGCGGCGTCCGACAGGTTCGCCTGGTCGCCATGCTCGACCTGCACCGCAAAGGTGGCGTTGGTGTCGGTGTTCGCGCCGATGTTGATGGCGAAGACGAGACCCTGATAGCCAAGAACACTGATGATCTGGCTGACGATGGCGGTGTTGTCGGTGCGTGCGGCCTGCGGGCTGATCGCCCGCGCGACATGCATGCGGCTCAGATAGTCCTGCATCTGCGGACCCTTTCAGTCATGAGGGAGGGGAGACAGGGCGGCCCGGCACCCGGCCGGGTCGCGAGCCGGCATCACGCCGGGACGTCGAGGCCGACGAAGGGCGAGACCTGGTAGCCGTTCTCTTCCTTGATCGGCGCGGTGAGCCAGGGCGCACCGTCGACGTTCCAGAAGATCTTGATCACCGTCTTGTTCGAGGTGAACTTGACGTGCTCGGAGGTCGCCACGAACGGGCCGGAACCATCCTTGATCAGGTAATAGGACCAGTCGGCGAGGAAGATGTCGCCCTTGCCGCCGAGGCTCGGAGCCCGGTTATTCCAGCGCACAGGATAGCCGAGCAGCGTGCCGGCGAACCCGTCGCGGGCGCTGGCCTGCCAGATGAAGTTGTTGTTGTCGTCCTTCAGCAGCGCAATCTGCGTCAGGGCCGACTGTGGCATCGACCACACCGGAGAGGTGCCGCCGCGCATCAGGAGACGCGCCACCATGCCCACCAGATCGCGGTAGGAGACCTGGTTGGCTACCGCCCGGTTGACGAAGAAGGCAGCACCGGAATTCAGTGCGCCGAGCGGCTGGGTGACGCCGTTGCCGCGCAGAAACGCATAATCCTCGGCAGCGGTGACCGCGCCGCGCAGCAGACCTTCGATGAAGGTGCTGGAGGCGCGCCAATTGCGCAGCAGCTTGTCGGTGATCGTGGTGATGCCGGCCACCTCGTGCGGCGTGAGGGTGACCTCGCGCAGCTTCGCGTCGGTTTCGGGCTTTTCGTCACCCTCGGCGATCCACTTCACCTCGACGCCGCCATACATATTGCCGGGGTTGGCGCCGGTCTGGTCGAGAGCGGGGAAGGTCACGCCGGCGTCCGGCGGGTCGCCCGCCTCGATCACCTGCGCGCGGGGGCGCACCAGCGCATCCTGCGCGGGGACCGACAGGAGGGTCGCGCGCAGCTGGGGCGGCACCATGAAGCCGCCCTGCGCGTTGCTGTCCATGCGCATCTCGGCGGACAGATTGTCAGCATTGGCGCCGGCACTCTCGACGAAGTTCAGGCGCTGGTCGTTAGGGGTGAAACGAACGGCATGCATGAACTGGCCGAAGTTCTCGAACTCACGGGAAGCTTCCGGACCAGCCGGGCGGATGATGCCATTGCCACGGGCGGCGGCGGGGCGAACCTGCGTGAGGTTTGCCTCTTCCTGCTCCAGGCGCTCGGCGCGCTCGATCTGCGGCTTGAGCTTTTCAAGGTCCGCCTCGAGCGCATCGTAGGCCGTCGCCTCCTCCGCCGTCAGATCCCGGCCATTGTCGTTCTCGGCGCTGGTGAGGATCGCGCGCATATCCGCGACCAGCTTGGTGCGCTTTTCGCGCAGTGCCTTCAGCATGAATGTTCTCCATATGCTGACGCCGGGCGTGAAAAAGCCCACGCGACGCCCCGGCGCGCGTGTGGGTCGAAACCGCCGGTCGGCGGAACTCGAAAGGGGATCGGCTAGAAGGCGCTGAGCGCCAGGGCCCGCTTTTCGCGCTGCAACGGCCGCCGAGAGGGGGCCGGCGCCGCAGTAGCGCCGAAGCGGTTCAGGGTTTCTTCAAGCGTGGCGATGGAATCGGCCATCCTCTCGCCGATCGCCGCTTCGGCGGTGACCGTGCGGCCCATCCCGAAGCCCTCGCGAACGGCCGCGAGGGACACGTTCCGGTTCGAGGCGACCCGGCGCACGAAGACATCGTAATAGTGGTCGACGCGGCTCTGACGATGCGCGACCGCCTCTTCGCTCATCGCCGCGAACGGCGATCCCTCGGCCTTGTACTTGCCGGCCGAAATGATCGTCTTGCGCACCCCAGCCATTTCCAGCGCGGCGCTCACATCCTCATAGATGCCGAGAACGCCGATGGAGCCAACCTCGGCGGACGGGCTCAACACCATTTCGTCGGCGGCCGTGGCGATCCAGTAGCCGGCACTCGCCGCAGTCGCATTGACATGAGCAACTATCGGCTTGGTGCCGCGCGCAGCGAAGATTTTCGCCGAAAGCTCGTCTGCTCCCGACACCACCCCACCAGGCGTATCGACGTCGAGCACGATGGCCTTCACGCCGCCGTCGGCCACGGCCATATCGAACGCGCGGCCGAAACCTTCCGAACTCGTGCCGCCCGAAATGTCGTTCATCAGGCTCATGCGGTTCGCGATCACACCGCGCAGCGGCAGGACGGCGACGGTGCCATCGCGTCGCGCTACGTCCCGCTGCACCTGCTTGGTAAGGCGCGCCTCCAATTCGGAGGCGGACAGTTTGTCGCCGGCCGCCTGCAACGCGAGAAAGGCGACGATCTGCTCGATCTTCTCTGGCTGGATCGCCCAGCACTCACTGGCCACCGCCATCAGGATATTGGCGTATTTCATTCGATCACCTGCTCGGGTTCAGTCGTTGCCTCCGGCGCCGGATCCACATCAGGCGCTTCGGGCACAGGCGGCGCGTTCACGGGCGAAGGTTCAACAGGATTGAGCGCATCCGGCGCGTCAGGGGGTGCCTGCACAGGCGGCGGTGCAGGCGATGTGCGCACGGTCGGCGGTTCAGGCGGATTGAGCGCATTCTCCAGCGATTGCAGGTTCGCCGATACGAAACGCGCATCGCCGCCGGGGCCGGCGGGCTCCATATCTTCGAGCTCGCATATTTGGTCCGGTGAGATGGCCGCGACCTCGAAAAGAGCCTTGTAGAAAGCAGCGCGCGCGGCCATGTCGCCACGAAGCAGCGCGTTCATGTTGAACTTGACGTAGTAGCCGCGCTCGCGCTCCTCTTCGGTGAAGAGCTTCCAGTTGAGCTCCTGCTCCCAGGCAGCAACCCACGGCTCGATGGTCTGGCGCACGAATCCGATCATCAGCTGCTCGATGCCGGCGCCCCACGAGGGCACGCCATCATGGCTCTGCAGCAGGATGAGCGGCACATCATACATGCGCGCGATCTCGCCTATCTGCGCCACGCGCGTGCCGAGGAACTGCGCATCCTCCGGCGGGATCGTCGTCTGAACAAACTTCATGCCCTCTTCGAGCACCTTGACCCGGTGCGCGTTGTCGAGCCCGCCCTGCACATCGACCCGGGAAGCCGGGTTGGCGGGATCTACGCGCCTCTCGCCGTTAGGTCCCCTCAAATTCTGATGCGCATTCGGCGACAGCTTGCCCGGATGCAGCAGAAAGCCGCCGCTCTTGGCGTCATTGGCGAAGAACTTCCCGCCAAAAGTCTCCAGCGCTTTGGCGAGGCCCAACGCCTCGCGCGCCATGGCAATGGGCGAGAGGCCGACATAGCCGTCCTGACTGATGTCCATGATGTGCAGGACGTCACCCTGGTCGATCCGGAATTGCTGACCGCCAATGGTGGTTCGATAGAACAGGCGGTCGTCTTCGCGCTGCGGCGAAGTCGCCCATGGCAGGAGCGGCCAGAAGCCGACACCCTGCCCTTTATTGTTGCGCTCGATCTCGATGTAGCCGTTACCCCAGAGCAGAGCGTGGGCTTGGACTGTCTTGCGTACCGTGCGCGACGACATGAAGTCGTTCGGGCGCAGACCGATGCGCAGAGACATCGGATGATCCGTCGCCTCTTCCACGCCGCCGCCCTGCTTCGCCCGCATGATCTTCATGGGGAATCGGGCGATGGGATTCGTGATGCGGTTCACGCAGGCATAGACCACCGGCAATTGCAGCGCGGTGCTTTCTACCACAGTGACACCGGCCGCCGTCTTCCCGCCACCGACGGCCCGGATCAACCAGTTATCGGGAGCGCTGACCGGCTGAGACTGGCCAAACGCCGCCGCCACCAGGTTGCCGAAGTACCCCATAGTCAAACCTCGATCTCAAGGATGCCGTGCGCCTCATAGACCGAAGGTCCTTCGACCTCCTGCGTCATCGCCAGGCCAATCGCCATCACACCGGCAGCGATGCCGTCGATCTTCTCGCGGCTCTTCTTCTTGGCCACGCAGTAATTCAGGTTTTCATCGAAGCGAACGACCGCATTACCGGCCATCCACTTGAGCACCGGGTGTCCGCCGTGATTGAGTGCACCCGACATAACTAGTCGCTCAAAATGCTTGGTTGGCTCGGCAAGCGTCGGGATGCCTTGGCGCATCTCACGGAACAGATCCGCATCGGCGCCCTCTTCCTGCAGATCGGTCAGCAGCTTCGTCGAATTCCACGGGTCGTATCCGATGGCCTCGACGCCAAATTCCTCGATACCCTTAAGGATCGACCGCTTGAGGTAGTTCTGATCGACGACATTCCCGGGCGTCGGCGTCAGAGCGCCTGCGGCGGCCCACTGGTCATAAGGCACACTGTCGTTTCTCACCCGGGCGGCGAGCGTGTCCTCCGGCACCCAGAATTCGCAGAGCACCTGCCATTCCAAGTGATCGTCATCGGGCGGGAAAACCCAGATGAGTGCGGTCACATCCTTTGTCGACGAAACGTCGAAGGCGGCGAAGCACCTCCGCCCCCGGAATGCGGAACGGTCGGAGTTCCAAGTCTTCCAGGCATTGGCATTCTTGGCGCACCGCGCCCACACCTTCGGGTCGATCCATCGAACGACAGCGTCGATCCATTGGTTCAGGTGATAGCACTTGAAGTGAGCCTCGGCCCGCGGGTTGTTCTTCGCTGCCGCCGCCTCACGGCGAAGGAAGTCAATCGTTGGCGAAAGGCCCAGCGACGGGTTGGCCCGCCGCCATACCGCCTCGTCCGCCCAATCATCGTCCTTACCGGCGGCGAACAGCACCACCAGCGTGGACGGATCGTCGATCCGACCGTCGAGAATGGCGAGGCTCTTCTCCCAAAGCCCGTAACCGACTTCGTTGGACCTGACGCCGGCCGTGGACGCATAGAGCTCGATCGGCTGGAGCCGGGCGCCCGTCCCTTGGCGAAGCGTATCGGCAAGCTCGGTGCTGATCCATTCGTGCATTTCGTCGCCGGCAATGACCGTCGGCGAGCGCCCGTGCTTTCCCTCCGGCTTCCCGGACAGCAACTCGAAGGTCGAGCGGATCTGCGGAATCCAGATGCTCTTCTTGAACGGAGTGACGCGCCCAGCCAACGGCGGCGAGAGCGCAATCATCGCCTTCATCTTGTCGAAGACGACTTTCCCCTGCTTCTCATCGCGGGCGAAGGCATACCCCTGCCCGCCGATGGTGCCGTCAAGCACGAAGAACAGCAGCGCGAGCGCCGATAGGAATTCGCTCTTGCCGTTCTTCCGGGGTAGCTAAATTTTATGCAGATATTTCCATCGCTTATAGCTGCTTGTCGCGCTCATGTCGCACTTACGACACCAGATCAGCGCCGAGCTTGTCCATCACGCCAGCAACCAAGTCCGGATTTTCGAACAGATGGCCGTACCGGTCAAAGGTCATCTGGATGCTGGAATGCCCCATGATCGTCTGCACCCGCTTCGGCGGCAGGCCGCTTTCAATGAGCAGGCTCGCGCACACATGCCGGAGGGCATGGAAGCTATATTCACCCGTGAACTGTTGAGTGCGCCCTCTGCCGCCATTTGCCGCTCGATATTGCAGGCGGTGCCATGATTCCAGAATGGACGGGCCGTCGATCATTTGGCCGCCGCGCGTAGTAAAGAGCAAGTCTTCGCCGCGCCCGCCGCTCCTCAGGCGCCACTCCTTGAGAACACCCATCAAAACGCGAGCGATAGGCACGTCGCGGATGCCGGCGCGCGATTTCGGTTCATCCACGTTGCCGAGGTTGTCCGCCGAGCGCCGAACCTTGATTATCTGCCGCTCGAAATCAATATCGCACCAGCGCAAAGGTCGTATCTCGCCCTTCCGCAGGCCAGCGTAGAGTGCAATCATCACCATGGGCTTGAGGTAGGGCGCCACACCACCCCAATGCTTCCGCTCGAACTCAGCAAGGAATGCTGCAATCTGGATCTTCTGCGGGATTTCACGAGGAGCCGCCTTCCGGCCAGGAAGGCGGAACGTGTGATCCCTGAGCACGTTGCGCCCCACCTTCGCGCGAACGAACGCAAACTGTACTGCCAGCCGCAAGCACCCGACAACATGGCCAAGACTGGCTCGAGAGAGCGGGCGATCCTCTCGATAGGCGAGATCGTCAATCCACGCTTGTATCAAGGAGGGATTAAGGTCCGTGAGCTTTTTGTTCCCGATAGTTGGGCGGATATGGTTTTCCACCCATGAAGTCATGCTGCGCAACGTATGCATGCGCAGATGATCCTTGGCTCGCACCCGCTTATCGTTATTCTCCATCCACATATCGAGGGCCTGAGAAACAGTTATGGAATCTCGGCGCGCCACATGCGTTCCATTATTAACGTCGATATGCACTTTAGACCGAAAGTCGTCTGCATCCTTTTTCTTTTGAAACGTCTCGGTCTTTCTCTTCCCGAACGCGTCGGCATATGACACCTGCCAAGCCGTCTTAATCTCGCCGGTCTTCGGATTCGTCCAGCTGCGCTTGCGAACGCTCGCCATGGCCTTGCTCTCCTGTTCTGTGGGGGAAGGCCGGCCGCACCTCCCGGGCACGGCCGGCGAGCGCGTTAGCGCAGACGCGCTTGAATTATCTCAAGGTTTTCCTTGGCTTCATTGAGATCTTTCATAGTGTCTATGCAGAGTATAGAGAAGGAATTACCCGTCTCATTATCGTGCGTGTGACAGAGATAGCCCGCCATCATTGACAATGCACCGAGGCGCATCCTTGCATTCTCTAGATCATCCAAGGCGCGCGCCGCGATAACAGCGCCACACCTTTCCATCGCGTCATTCATGGGCTTCACCTCCGAACGGGATGAAGACGCCCTGCACCCGACCGATCAGTTTCGCGGCGATGTGGTCTCGCGTCATCGGGCCTTCGGCCCATACAGGCCCGTAGAGACCATGCCGCGCGAACCATCCCTCGATCTCCCCTTCTGGCGTCCGCACCTGCCGAGCGACGGTGCCGCACAGACGATAGGTGACGCCAGAGAAGTCGTCGGAGGCGCCGTAGGCGATCAGGAAGAGTTCGCCGCGCTGGGGCTCTCGGTCGCTGAGGTAGATCACCGCGAACTCGCCGCGATCTAGGTGAGGATAGAACCGATCGTCCGTGATCGGGAACGTCAGGTGTCCGCTGGGAATCTCGGTGAACGAAGGAAGGGCCCTCAGGCCGGGCTGGGGCGCGCTCGGCACCGATGGAGTGGGATGGATATACATGGGTGTTCTCGCGGTTTGAACCGGATTTCTAGGTCCGGGGTTTGCGCCACGATGGGGCAAACCTCACCAGCGTCAGGCTGGCACCGGGAAGCTAGAAACACCGCCGCGAGACGATGCGCCACGACCTTTCCCCCAAAGGGGTATTGTATAGCCGTGGCCTTCCCGGCATAGTGAGCCGGTCACGCCCACGGCTGGGCGCGTCAAACTTTCGGTGTCCTCGGCCGGCAAGCCGATTTCACCTATCGCGGCTGAAGCGCAAACCCCGGCAAGGGTCCGCTTCGGGTGTTTCTAGGCACCGCGCACAACTTCACCCTATTCGCCATTTTGTGCAAGCGAGCCCCGCAAGGGGAGCGCGCGCCTAGACGGGCGCCGCAGCGTCCACCAGGTCGCGCACGCTCTCGCCGGCACGGCCCTTGCCAACCTCGCCGGCCGCCCACAGGATCGCCGCCCGCAGCGCCACCAGGTCCGGCGCATTCACCAGCCGTGCGGCCATCTCCGGCGAATAGGCGATCACCTCGCCCTCGTCGCCGGTCAGGTTTTCCCAGCCGAGCAGGATGCCCCCGAGGATCGTCGCGCCCGTCACGGCCGACGCCTGCGCCTCCGTGAGCCCATCGGATGGCGTCGGTACTTCCGACCCCATCCCGGCCAGAGCCTCCTTCTGCGCGGCGCGTGCGTGGGTGCTGGTGATGCCCCGCACCTTGAGCCGAAGGTCGCCGAAGCCGGGAATATCATCCACCCAGCCGCCACCCTCGATGCGGGCGGCGTGGGTGCGTATGGTAGAAAGGTTCATTGGCGGCTCCTTTCGATATCGTTGTGCCGAGGTCGGAATTCCGACCCCGGACGCGAAAGCGCCCCCGCGACGATCTCGCGAGGGCGCGGGGTTTGCGTAGTGAGCACATCCTTGCCGGTCAGGTGAGAAACTTGGGTGCCGGCGCCGCCAGGGCGCGCGCTGCGACGGCCTCGGCCGTGTCGCCGATGGCGTCAGGCCAAACGAGGATATTCTGGCGCTTCACGCCATCGTCGGTGATCGTGACGAACTCGCCCGCCCCTCCCGAAATGCACCTTCCGTCATGGAGAGCGTGGGCGCGTCGCCGGGCGTTCAGCACCCGGCGGGCGAACTCCACCGGCTTCAGGATCGCGATGTTCTTGAGTATCTCCGCATCCGTGAACGGGCGGATGGCGCCACCGATGGCGCACGGCCCGATGCAAACCCCGGCATCGGCGATGTGGAGGGCCGGGCGGCCGGGCGCCTCCATCGTGTCGATGATCGCTCCAGCCCATTCCCGCCGGCTCTCCGACCAGCCGGCGAACAGCACCTGAATATGGGCATTTTCGCCGAGCCGCGCGGCCCCAAAGGGCAGCCAAAGCCGCAGGATGTCCGGGAGCGCAATTACAACGGAATCGAAGTCCGCATGAGGTGGCAGCCACTCGGAGATAAACCGCGCACCATCCCCGGACCCCATGGCCATCCATCCGAAGAGGTGGCCGTTGGGCGTGTGTATCTTCGACGCGAAGCGGGACAAACGCCCGGCTTCATCGGCGATGGCGGTATCGGCGAAGAGGATCACGCCGCCCCGATGCACAACCTGATTGATGATCGTCATGATCAAACCTCCACAGCGATCATCAGGGCGGCTTGCGGCGCCACTGGCAGGGGCGAACGCGCCGTCTGCGCCCGGTCAAAGGCGATGTCGTCCATCAGCTGCTTGCGGGCATATTCCGCCGTCAGGCCGGCGATGGCCTCGGCGTTGCCACGGATCTCATCGGCCTCGGAGGAAAGCAGGCTGATGCCCCGCGAGCGCATATCCTGCTCGGCCTGAAGCCGGGCGACGAGCTTGCCCCGCTCCGCCTCGTTGGTGCCGATCAGCCGGGCTTCCAGCTCCAGCGCCTCGATCTGCGCCCGCTGGTCCTGCAAGAGGTCCGCCGCGCCCTGTCCCCGCCGCAGCTTGTTGCCGTCCGCGCCGTACTGGCTGCCGATGGCGGCAAGGCTGCGCTGGTGCGCTTCGTTGGCAAGGTCGTAATCGGCCTGCGCCGCGTTCGCTTCCTTCAGCAAGGCGATCTGCCTGCCGTAGGCGTCATTCTCGCGAGCGATTGCCGCCTCGCGGGGCGACAAGCCGGCAACGATCGAGGACCGGGTGTAAGCCTCGAGCGAGGTCTTAGCCTTGTTCTGCGCGTCGGTCAGTCCGGTGACGGCATCGCGGGCGCGCTGCGCATTCGCCTCAAGCTGCGCGGCGCGGGCGGCTATGGCGCCCTCGGAACCGCCGAGGGCGGCGCTCTTTGCCAGAGCGTTGGCCAGGTTGCCGTCAATGGCGGCGAGCGAGGAAATCACCTTCTGCTGCGCCGCCAGGGCGGGCACCAGGTCGGTGATGGCCTTCACGCTGTCGGCATAGGTGCGCAGGGACGGCACGCCGTCGCTCGCCGCCCCGGAGAGGGCTTGGAGCGCCGCAGCGGCGCCGGGGAGCGCGCGGGCCGTCTTGCTGGCCTCGTCGGTCAACGTCAGGAGTTCGTCCGCCAACTGGCGCATCCGGCCATTGCCGGGGTTCGCTGCGGCAAGGGCGTTCACCGCCTCGCGAAACTCGGTGATCTTCGGCGTACCGGCCGCGATGGACGTCGTCAGGTCGTCGATCTGCTGTTTGAAGGGTGCGAAGCGTGCGTCCGCGCTGAAAAGCGGCTGATCGAAGCCGTTGGCGATCTGGCCATAGGCTTCGGGGCGCTGCGCCTGCACGCTGGTGCCGAGTTGACTGAGCAGCGCCTGAGACTGGTTTGCCAGCTGCTCCCGCAGCGCGGCGGCGCTCTGCTCGGCCGCGCGGCGAAGGATGGCTGTCGATTCCTCGGCGTAGTCACGGGCGGCCGCCGTGGCATCGCCGTAGCGGTCGCCGATCCGGCCAATGATATCCTCGTGCGCCTTGAACACGTCCTCGGTGGACTTGGCCCCATCGCCAACCGTCGAGAAGAACCACGTAGCCGCCGCCCCGGCGCTGGCGAGGCCCAGAACGGCGAGATTGAGCGGGTTGGTGACGAAGGCCATCAGGCCGGCGCCGAGGGCGCTCACGGCCCCCTTGAGGCCCCGCTCGCCAAGCTGGCCGGCAAGCTGCCCGCCCTGCTGGATGATCGGCAGGAACAACCCGCCGCCGCCGGCGATCTGCGTGCCCAGATCCATGAACTGCGCGCCCATGAGACCGACCTCATGAGTGGCAAGTTTGGTGTTGTCGTTCACCCCCTTGATCTGGTCGGAGACGCCGCCATAGCGGGTGTGCGCCATGGCGAGCAACTGGTTCTGCCGCTCCACTGTTATGAGGCCGTCCGCCCGCGCGGCGGCCAGGTCGCGCGTTGCCTTCTCCAGCTGCTTGCTGGCGGTATAGCCAGCGTCGAGCGTCCGGTTCCAGCGCTCCAACGAGCGGCCAATGCTCGCCGTGGAACGCTCCAGCCGCTCGCCCGCCGCAACGACGGCATCATCCGCTCTGGCCAGCCCGTCCAGCTTATCCTTGGCCTGATCGACGCCGTTGACGGTCGCCTTGATATCGATCTCTCGAACTTCCCGAAGCGCTACCATGAGCGATCTCCTGCGATGACGATGGCGGGAACGCGGGCGGCACGCTCACGAGCGCGGGCACGGGAGCGCCCCGAGGAAACGGGCGGATGCAGGCCGAATTCCTGCGGCGTCCGAAATGTGAACTTGACGGAAGCGACGTCGCGAAACCGGGCATTGGCAAGGGCCGCGACAGCCTCATAGATGCCAGCCGGCTCATAGTGCTTCTCCAGCCGGCGCGCGTAGGGTGCGACCGACAGGAACACGTACTCGTCGGCCGGGGGCACATTCCCGCCAGGCTCGATCTCCCGTCCGCCGGCATAGAACCTGTGCGAGCGCTGATACTCGCCGGTCACGAAGGGCGAGTGCTGCACCAGCATGTCGCCAATCCACTCGAACACCCGGCCGAGCCCGCCATCAAAGCGGAAGATGATCCGGCCCGGCAGGTTGACGGCTTCGAGCGGCGCGCCGGTACGGCCATCCACGATCTGCTCATAGGTCGGTTCGCGCCCGGTGGCCTGCCGGTTGGCTTGCACGCCATCAGCGAGCCGCTGCCGCGCGAAGTCCGCCACCATCCGCTTCTGCGTGGCTGGCGCCAGGTCTCGCGCCACGATGGCCTCAACGATGGATCGCATGGAGCGGGACACGCATACCCCCGATGTTGAAAGGTGCAGCTGCGGGAACCTTGAGCCCATAATGCTAGTGGGCGCCGAGCAGGTTCCCTTCCCGTTGTTCGCCGAGCTGCGGCGGCGTCATGGAGAAGGCGCCCGAAGGGGAAGGCGGCGACCTAAGCCGCCGCCCCCTAATCAGCCGGAAACCGACATCTTCAGGAACTTGATCGCCCGCGTATCCTGCGGCGAGCCGCCGACGCGCTTGGTGGCGTAGAACTTCACGAAACCCTTCTTGGTGAAGGGATCGCGCAGGATGCGGACGTCAACGCGGTCCACGATCACATAGCCACGGGCGAAGTCGCCGAAGGCGATGGGACAGGCGCCGCTCGCCACGTCGGGCATATTCTCGTCGGCGACGACGGGATAGCCGAGCAGCAGCGGAGGCACACCCTGAGCAATGCTCGGAATCCAGATCGGGCGATCCTCGCCGTCGCGCAGCTTCGCAACGTCCGCGATGGTGGTCGAATTCATCAGCCAGGACGCGCCGGAGCGGTAGCCCGCCTTCAGGGTGTACACGATGTTGATCAGGGCATCGCAGCTAAGCTGGTCCACGCTGCCGGCGGCAACGTGCTGATAGAATTCGATAGAGCGATCATCATCGGCGAGGGCGCTGGTCGGCTTGGAGAGGAATCCGAGGGGCTTTTCCACGCCATTGCCGGTAACGAACGCCACGCCCTCCATTTCCGCGAAGGTGGTTGTGATCTCGCTTTCCAGCCAGCCGGCGACATCAATCATGGCGTCATCGAGCAGCTTCTGCGTCGTGATCGGCATGGCGTAGAGCTCATTCGCCGGCACGGAAAGCATCCCCAAATCGGGGCCTTCGGTGTCGTTCCGGTCATCCTTCTCGCCAACCCAGCCCGCGGCGGTGCCGCCCTTGCTGATCGGCTGCTTGTAAGCCGACGAAGTGGAGGTGACGATGCGGGCCAGGCGACGGATCGGACTGACGTTGCGCTGCAGGGTGAGGATTTGGCGGCTGACCTCGTCGGGCACAAGGAAGCCGCCGGACGGGTCGTCATCCGTGGAAAGAACACCGGCCGCCTTGTTGTCGACACGCAGGGTCGCCTCATCACCAGTGCGCATGTATCCGACCAGGGCAGCGCGGTGCCGCTTAACACGCGCCGGATCGCCATGGTCGTCAGCCTGATTGGGGCTTGCCGGGCCGATGCCACGGCCGACAGCAGGCCGCACGGCGGTGCCCAGCCGCTCCACATCGTGACGAAGGGAGGCGTTCTCAGCGCGCAGCGTCGCCATGGAGGCATTCACCGCCTCATTGTGCTGCTCGAAGGCTTCGGTGAGCTCATCAACGGTCGGGGCGGCATCACCGGCCGCCGCCGTCCGAAGGATCGCCGAGGGTGCCGGGCCAGCCGCAGCGGTATTGAGGGCATTTTTCAGGGACATGGAAAGCCTCCTAGGGCTTGATCGCCGCTGTCGCGGCACGGACGCGGGCCAGCAGGTCGCTTGCACGAGCCGGATCGCCGTCCAGATTGAGGGGGTTGCCTTCACGGAGTGTCGACCAGCCGCCAGCTGCCAACTTCACCGAAACACTCTTGGAGAAGCCCGCCGTATGCAGAAGGCGGGCGAACTGACGCTCGCTGGAGACGGAGGCGACATCAAGGATGCGCGCCCGCTCGTTCGCGGGGATGGTGCAGACTGAGATTTCCCTCAGATCCACCCGCAAGTAGTCGATCCCGCCATCGGCATGGCGGCGAATGTCGGTCGGAAACCGCACACTCCAACCAATAGACAGGCCGTTGAAGTCGCCCGCCTTGAGGTGGGCCATGATATCCCGGCCACGGGTGGTGGCCATGTTCACCTCGCCGACGACATGGAGGCCCCGGTTATCCTCTTCCATGTGCACCCACTTGCCGATGGGCATCCGGCTGTCGTGAGCCCAGAGCATGGATGGCATCGTTCCGGCCTTCTTATGGGCCAGGAGTGTACCGGCGAAGGCGCCGGCCTCGATGATCCGCCCCATGCAATCTGGCGGGCCGCCAAACATGCTGCCGTAGCCCTCAATGCGCCCGGAAGCAGATCCAGCCTTGGCAAGATGCAGCGACAGGGGGAAGCCAGTAAGCGACGTAACGGGATTTGCCGACATAAGACACCTCGAGCGGAAGCAAAGCGAAAGTGCCGGGAGAACCGGCATTTGGCCTTGACCGGGCATCCCGCCCGCGCCGAGGTGCTTGGATCTAGCTCCCGGCATCCCGCCGGGCGCTGTATTGATCAGCAGCACGACGACGATAAGCAGAGCGCGCCGGCCTTGGCAAGGGGGTCACTGCGTCGGCGCTGTGGATTTCCCGAACATTTCCTCGATGCCGGCGGCCGGGTCGCTGCGCAGGCGCTGGGCAAGGTTATCGAGCATCACGGCCGCGCCCTCGGCGCCGTAGATCGTGAACCAGAGGCTCACTCCGGCGACCGTGAGATGGGTCGCCACCAGGTCCGGCGGCGCGCCCTGTTCGACCACCTCCGATGCGATCCGGATGAAGGGATTTTCCAGTGCCATATCTATCTCAACCATGACCTAACCCGTTGACCAAAAAAAATAATTCCGCCAATTTCGCGACGATGCACGCGCTCTTGAACAAGTGGTCCGCCCCTTAAAGCCCTAGACTTTTGACCCCCCCCCTACCTGTCGCGCGAGCGCATCCGGGGGTCGATGCTCGATGCATCAAGGCTGCGCATCGCCTCCTCAGTCCTGAGCCTCACGCGCTCCCGCTCTTCGGGCGTGCGCTGCTGGCGAGAGGATCGCCTCTCCTCCATCTCGCGCATCATCCGCTGCTCGCGCATCCGGCGGCTGTACTCGGTCACACGCTCGTCCTTGACTTGGTCGCACACCCGCCGCAGCTCCGGCGGAGACGGGTGGAAGCCATGCCCCAGGGCGCCGGAGATAATCCGCTGCGTCGCGATGCGCAGATCGTCCGCAGCCACCACCACGCGCCCGCCCCGCTCATCCTTGAGGGCGAGCGTGAAGACGGCTTCCTCGATGCGAACGTCGGTCAAAGCCCGCCGAGGCAGAGCCCCCAACATGGCCAGCGCCTCGAGCAGATCCTTGAGGGCCGCCATGCGGGGCGGGTCCGAAACGAGGTCATTCATCGGCATCACCATTCCGAAGGTCAGCCAGGCGCCGCAGCGCGTGCTCGCCAAGAGACACGCGGCGCTCTCGGTCATGCTGCGGCGATGCCGCAGGCCATGAGACATCGAAGCCCCGCCATCCGCGCAGCATCATCAGATCGGCGGCCGCGTTCGGGTCGGGTGCCTCAGCCAGCTTGCCGGCCAACAGGCGGGCCGCGTGAGGCGTCAGGGGGCAGCGGATGCGCTGGCGATGTTCGATCACCGCCTTGGCCCGCTCGGCGTCCAATACGGCCGCCAGCGCGGCCAAGGGGGTGTGCCCTGCGCACGTCCCTTTCTTCCTCGAAGGCCCCTTCTGCTCCGCTGGCGCCGTCAGCGAAGCGCCGGTTGCGCTACTGTCGTTAGACAGTGGTCGTTCTAAAAAGAGGTCGTTATCTTCCGAAGGAAGAAGGGGTGTCTGGCTGGTCACCCTATGAGGGGCCGGCTGGTCACCCTCCCCGGCACCCTCGAAGCCGTCTTCGTCATCGACGGCGTTGTCATCCTGCGGCGCTCGATCAGGGATATGCACACGGTAATGGTTCGCCATCTGCGTGCCCCGTTCAGAGAAACGCGGGCGGACCGAAACGTACCCTTCGGCCTCAAGCTGCCGCAGCGAGCGAGCGATAGAGCGCGGCGCGGCGCTCAAGCGCTTAGCCAATGTATCGCGGCGAATAATGCACCAGCCGTTATTATTGGTATGAGAGCCTATTACACAGAGAACTCTCAAGGCAAAATCGGTCAAAGCTGTGTCGTAGACAGCTTCACCGGGAATAATACTGTAGCGCGGGCTCATTTATTACCACCCGCCTCCGGCCCGCCCAAGGTGGGCGCCTTGGCCTTGGCCTCCTGCTCAGCAAGCCATGCGGAAAGAGAGGCGCGCCGAGAGCACACCTTCTTGCCGATCTTGAACGTCGGTATCTGCCCTCTGGCGTGCAGGTGATAGACCTGCGCCGTCGTCATGTTGAGGCACTTCGAAATCGCCTCAACGCCGTAGAGCAGATCGGTAGCATCGGAGCTATCGACCATGTTGCTGGCCCCTTCATTGTTGCGCCCATGTCGCGCCAAGATGCGGCTAGCACCGGCTAGGACGGGCTAAGCCCTTGAAAACGCTGTTGCCGTGAATGCAACAAAAAACCCGCCTCGGAAGGCTTCCGAAGCGGGTTAAGGTATTGTCATTGTTCAATTTTATTCTGTATGTCCGTTCTTCCGGGGTACCCAGAGCATCAGCCGCCTGAACAGACGGACATGCTCTTCGCGCGGCTCGCCGGTTTCCTCGTCGAGCACCTCGACCGGCACTTTCCAGCCCACTAGCAGGCGGACAATGATCTCCTGCCAGCGGTTGAGCCGAAACGGCTTCCCGGCGAACCGATCCTCAGTGAGGCGAAACACCTGCGGCCACATGCGGACGGCCGCGTCGGCCTTTCCCGTATCGAACCAGGCACCCTTGACCTGGCTGGCGCGCGCCCAGGCTATTTTGGCCCAGGCATAAACCTCCTCTTCCGAGACCGCCGTGAGCCAATCGGGCTCGGGAAACAGCAGATGCGGCGCGGCAGCGCGAACGGCCGCCTCCGCGACATCCATAATCGGTGCCTAGTTCGGACGCGACCCCGGCGGCACGGCATCCAATCGGGCCAGCGCCCCGATCGGATCAGCTTCGGCGGCCGGAGCGGGAGCGTCAGGGACCGACGATGGGGGAGCGTGCGGAACCTGATCGCCAAACAGCGGCAGGCCTCCATAGCCGCCGAGCGCCGCCGACTGATCGCGCAGTATCTTGAAGCGGGTATCGGCGCGCATGCCGTAAGACGCCTCGAGCTCGGTGAGCGCCTTCTCCAGCGTCTGCATGGCCTTGAACGCCGGGTGCTGCCGCTTGGTGCTGTTCCCGTTGGTGTCGGTCGCGTCGTACCAGGTACCTTCCTTCCGGATGGCCTCGTCGGCGACGATCCACTCGACGACGTACCGGCAATAGCGACCGAGCGGCTGGGCATCGAGCGCATTGACGAAATTGAGCCGAGCCAGCAGCGGCACATACTCGCGCCAGACGTCCATAGCCTTGCGGCTCTTCGTCAACCATCGCGGCGGCTTGATCTCGCCCGGGTTGATGACGGCGGCTGCCGCCTTCGAGGGCCGTCGTCCGGGATTCCCCTTCGCGGCCTGCAGGCCGGCGTCGTCCGGTTTCCTGCCCCGCATCTAAGTCACTCCCGAAAAAAAATAATTCGCCAATTTCGCGACGACACACGCGACCTTGCCCAAGTGGTCCGGGGCCCAAAGCCGTGGACTTTTAGGCCCCCCCTACCCCTACTCGACGGGCATCATCGCGAGCGTCGCGGCAATGGCGACGCGACTGTCGAGGCGGAGATCCTCGACCCGAAGCTCGCCCCGGTCGAAGCGCGCCTCGAGGTGCTTCTTGACGACGTCGTGGTGGCGGCGGCAGGAGGGCTGCCACATCTCGACCACCCAGAACTTCACCATGTCGAAGCGATGGGGCTCGACATGGTCGACGAGCGCGGCCGGCTTGAGACGACCAACGGCCGAACAACCGAGGCAGAGCGGGTGTTCATCCAGATAGGCTTTCGCCGCCCTGTCCCATTCGGCCGTGTAGCCACGATCGCGAGCCGAGCCGCGCCGCCTGTCGCGTTCCTGCGCATCCGACGGACGTGGCGCCCGTGCGTGCGACGGCCTGAACATCGGCGGTCGGACGGGCATTCAACACCTCGGAAACGACAACGCCCGACCTCATGTGAATGGGGCCGGGCGCAGGAAGGTCAGCTTCTATTTCGGAAGAGATATCACTTCCGAAACCCCGTCAAGTCGAAATGCGCTAGAAGGGCATCCAGACCGCGCACAAGGTGTGGACGATCCCACGCGTTTATCGGCTCGTCATAGACGGCCACGCTGCGCACCAGCCGCCACGCGCGCTCCCCAGCCTGTAGAAGGGCCTTCTGCGCAGCCTCATGGTTGACCACGATGCGCACCAGCACCCGCATCCGGGCATTGCTCTTCGCCAGCTCGCGCACGTTCCCACCGTTGCGCAGCAGGGCGGCGACGATGGCCTCGTCTTCGGCATCATTCCCGCCGGAGCGGCCGACCCCGGCCTGGTAGGAAGGGCTTGCCGCCGTGCGGCGCGGAATGCCCTTGATGCGGTCATGCTCGGCGCACATCTCGGCGTAGCGCATGCCGGCGCTCATCTGCTTGGTGGTGATGTGGTCGGCAAGCCGCAGCCTCCCCAGCACCGAGCCGATGGCAGGGTCCGCCGCGCCGCGCAGCGCCATGTCGAGGATACGCTGCACCACGGCGGGCGAGGCGATCTCCGGCTTGGCCTTGGGCTTGAGCTTGCCGCAGGCATAACGGTCCCGTGTATTGTCTCGGCTGCGTCCAATCTGGCTCATCTCGCTCTCCCTCACCCGCCAATGCCCTGCTCTGCACGCCCGTCCGCCGCCGCCCCGCCCGGAGGCCCGGCGCCCGGCTTGGGCGGGTAGCGCAAGGGGAAGCTCCGCCCGGCCAGCCGGCCCCATGTGCCGTCCGCCAGCTGCGCCATCTTCCGCGTGCCGCTGCTGAAACGGTGCCCATAGCCGGCGGCGACAAAGGCCGCGTGCCACTCGCGCCAGGCGTCGGTGCCTTCCTCGACGAAGGTCCATTGCTCGCCGCGCTCGCCGTTGATCGCCCACAGCACGGCCCGGGCGACGGGGTCGGTCTCGACAGGCCGCACGGCCTCCGCCTTGGCCGGGGCTGGCAGGGAGGCAAATCGCTCCCAACGCCGTTCGCTCAGATAGGTCGCCGGGTCGCAGATCCGCCGCTTCACGGTGCGGCAATGGTCGACATACCGCGCCGCCATGGTCAGCGCCCCTGCCCGGTCGGCCGGCGGGAGGCGAGACCATGCCCGCAGGAACTTCACCTTGCTGGCGGCCGGGTCGGGGGCGAGCGTCGTCCACAGCGCATCGGCCTGCGTGTCGAGCGTCTCGGCCGGGCTGGCCTCCTGCTCCCCTTCCCCATCGGAATTCAAATCACCCGCCCCGGCCCCCTGGGGGGCTTGGGGGGATTCTTCTTTCAAGTGATGGTTAGGATGATAGTTATGGGCCTCTTCAATTTGAGGAGGGGCACTCCCCGAAACTGAGGAGGGGGCCTCCTCAATCTGAGGAGGGGGGCCTCTCCAATTTGAGGAGGGGGGCGACCCTCCGGCAGCCGGTTTCATCATCAGCCGGATCATGTCGGTGGAGCGTGAGCCATTGTCGCGCAGCCGCTCCTCCCGGGCGATCAGCCGCCCGGCCTCCAGCGCCGCCAGATGGCGCGAGACAGAGCCCGGCGCCATCTCGGTATCGTCGGCAATCTGCCGGCGCGAAGGCCAGCAGCACCCATCCTCGTCGGCATAATCGGCGAGCGCCCGCAGCACGCTCTTCGCGCCCATGGAGCCCGTCTGCTGCCGCTTCGCCCATGCCATGGCCTCGACACTCATTCCGCCGCCTCCTGAAAGAGCGGCATCTCGCGGCGCTGCCAAGCATCCGGCACCTCCACGTCGCGGGGGCGGTAGTTCGCCCGCACCAGCGCGGCCGCCACCGGCGGGCACACGGCGTTGCCGCACATGTAGCCCTGCTGCTCGAGTGTGAAGTCGATCCGCTGGCCGTTCTCGTCGATGCCGTGGTCGATGATGTAGTCGCGCGGGAAACCGTTGGCGGTGAAGCGCTCGCGTGGCGTGAGCATCCGCATGCCGATATCGACGATGACATAGATCACGCCGCCGATATCCAGCGTCACGAACTCGCCGCCGTCCCAGCACCCATGCGCGCGTAGGAAGGTCGCCACCTCGCGCGCCCTCGCCTCGTGTTCGGCGGTGAAGGGCGGCACGTCCGCCAGCGCCTCCACCAGCCCGAAGCGCGGCTTGGCCGTCTCGGTGCGGCCCGGCTGGTCCACCGGGGCGCCGTCATCGTCGGAGCCGTAATAGACCGTCATCAGCGGCAGCGAGACGAGCGCCTCGTGCTGCCCCTTGGCCGAAGATGTTCGGCCCGGTTCCTCGGCGCTCGCGTCCCGCCGGTCGCTGCCACGCAGGGTCAGCATATGGGCGGCAACAAGCTGCTGCTGCGCGCCGCGCGTCGAGATCGTCGAGGCCGGGCTGTCGGCGGCATGGCCCGGCGCGCCGGGGCGCGGCCCGTCATTGTGCTGCGCGATGTAGGTGGCGACGACGGCGGACTTGCCGCTTCCGCCGGCCATCTCGGTGCCAGCAGGAGCTACGGCCTCGCCGCCGACGGAACGGCTAAACTGCCGTGCCATATGCACCGCCGCGAGGCTTCCCTCATTCCCGGTCGGCACAGGCGTCGGCCCGGGCTTGTCGCAGGCGATGGTGCGGGGAGCCTGCCCCGTGCGTTCGCCATAACGCGGCACGAGATAAGGCGCCAGCAGCACGTTCTGGTCCTTCGGCGAGGCCGTGAAGGTGTGCGCCGGCAATTCCGGCGAGCGCACGGCGCCGCCATGCTGCGCATAGGCGAGAACCGGCGCGACGATGCCGATGGGCGCCGCCCCGCCGCCATGGGTGTCGCTCGCATGCGCGGTAATGGTGTGCGAGGGTTCGGTGGCGGGGTGGCCGATAGAGCCGTTGCGGAACTTGGTGACGAAGGGCGTCACCAGCGCGTCATCCCGCTTTCCGGTCATCGCCGGCAGCGGCAGTCCCGCCTCGCGGTCGCGAGGCTCGTCACGCGCCGTGTGATTCACCTTCACCAGAAACGGGCGGGGCGCATCGAGCACGTAGCGACGCACGCCCTTGGCCACGCGCGCCAGCGTCTTCGGCGCCAGCGGGCGCTTGGCCCGCACCCCATGCCGGGCCTTGATCTCGGCCGCTGTCGCGAGGATCGACGGACACGGCAGCGTGAAGTCGAGGCAGTCCGCCACCGGCACCCATGGCTCCAGCTCGCCGGCGGCTATGCGTGCCGCGTCGGCCGGGTCGTTCGGGTTGCCGTGCGTCGGCTCCGGCCATGTGATGGGTTCGTCGTCGCGACGCACCACCATGTAAAGCCGGTTGCGGATCGTGCCGGCGCCGTCGCGCCAGGCGCGGCGCACCCGCCATTCGATCTTGCGAAAGCCGAGCCGGCGCCACGCGGCCACGAACTGCTTGAAGGTCTCGCCCTTCCGCAGCGGGCAGCGCTTGCCCTCCGCCGTCAGGGGGCTCCAATCCTCATATTCCTCGACATTCTCCAAGATCACGACGCGCGGGCGCTGCCAGGGCGGCAACCGTTCCACCCAATGCACGATCGCCCAGCCGATCCCGCGTGTGTTGACCCCGTCCCGGTTCGGCGCCGCGCCCTTGGCTTTGCTGTGGTCGGTGCAGTCCGGACTCATCCAGAGCATGCCGACAGGGCGGCCGGCGCAGATGCCCACGGCGTCCACCGTCGCCACGTCCTGCACCATGTGCCGCGTGCCGGGGTGGTTCACCCGGTGCATTGCCAGGGCAAAACGGTCATGGTTCACCGCGATATCCGGGTCGCGCCCCATCGCCATGCGGATGCCTTCCGAGGCGCCGCCGCCACCCGCGAAACTGTCGATCACGAGCTCGCGCATCAGGCCCCCTCCCCGCCATCCGCCCGCAGGGCGAGGTGGTCCACCACGGCGCCGATCGGCCCCAGGGGCACGCCGCTGCTGTCGCGCTGCACGGCGGTGCGGAAGGCGGCGGGCGGTACGCCGTACTGCATGGCAATGGAGAGGATGGCCGCCGCGTCGCGGGCATTGGTCTCGGCGTCGGAGCCGCTCTTCGGCCCGCCGACAAACACCTCGCCCACGCGCCCGTCATCGAAGTAACCGAGCGTGACGGTGTAGAAGATATTGGCGAGCATGAAGCTCATGCTCTCGGCATAGCGCCGCACGGGAAGCATTTCGCGCGTCATTCGGCGGCGTCCTTTGTGGTGAGATATGCGAAGAGGCCATCGGTGGGCGCGGCGGAAGGAACGAACGCCTGCGGCACGCGCCATTCGCGTTCGATCCGCCGGCGGGCGATGTCGGCATATTCAGGGTTGAGCTCGATCAGCACCGCCAGCCGGCCATGCCGCGCGGCCACCAGCCCCGTGGTGCCAGCCCCGCCGAACGGGTCGAGCACCAGCCCGCCCTTGGGGCAGCCGGCGAGAATGCAGCGCTCCGCCAGTTCCGGCGGAAAGGTCGCGAAATGCGCGTCGGAAAAGGGCCGCGTCGCCACCGGCCACACACCCAGCGGCGCCGGCTCATAGTTCCGCAGGTTGCGGCCCTCGCCGCGCGGCGTCGCCTCGATTCCGGTGTGATTGATGCCGCCGGCGTGGCGCGGCCCGGCTATGTCGGCCGCGCGCAGCTTCTCCGCGACGCTCTCGCCCTTCTGCCGCCCCTGCCGGTGCCGCGACCCGTGACCGCCAGACCCCGTGTCCCAACCGTCCGGCGTCTTCCAGACGCGCTTGTTGCCCGTGTCCGCCCGACGGCCTGGCTCACCCCCGACATAGGAGCCGCCACGGAACCCGTTCGCGTCTTCGGTGGACGAACGCCCCTGCCGTACCGCCTCGGCGTCATAGAAATAGCGCTCGCTCTTGGAGAGCAGGAACACCTTCTCATGCGCGGTCGCCGGCCGGTCACGGATGGACTCCGGCATCGGGTTCGGCTTCGCCCAGATGATTTCCGAGCGCACCCACCAGCCATCTTCCTGCAGCGCGATGGCAAGCCGGTTTGGAACCATGCAGAGGTCTTTGGGCTTCAGCAGGCCGCCAATGGTCGAGAACGGCTTGTCGCGAAACGTCCGGTCGTCGCCACCCGCCGCCTTGCAGTCGGCCGCGCTGCGCCCGTTCGGCGTGGTGGCATAGCAGTCGCCATAGTTGAGCCAGAGCGTGCCCGTGGGCTTCAGCACCCGCCGCACCAGGCGAAACACATCGAGCATCACCTCGATATGCTCGCCCAGCGTCCGCTCCAGGCCGATCTGCCCGTCGACGCCGTAGTCGCGCAGGCCCCAATAGGGCGGCGAGGTGACGACGCAATCGACGCTATCCGGCTCCATGGCCGCCAGCCGCGCCCGCACATCGCCAAGCAGGATCGAGACGCGCCCGTCGAGAATGACAATGTCGTTCATCGCACTGCCTCCGCCACGAAGTCCGCGCGACGGCGGGCATGCGCCAGCTTCATGTTGCGCGGCTGGAACATGGGGCGCAGATGCGCCGGGTTGCAGCAGCGGCGCGCCCGGCACTCATGGTCCAGCTGCTCGCCCTTGCGCAGCACCCGGCCGCCGGCGATCTGCCACACCACCCTGTGCACGGCCTGCGTCACGCCACGCCATTTCACCCGGCCATAGCCGCCGCCCCGGCCGCTGCCGCTGTCGGCGCCCTGCCACAGCCAGCAGCCCCCACCCGGATGGATGGCGATCAGCGCGGCCAGGCGTGGCGGAAGGTCGTCGAAGGGGAAAGGCTTCATCACCTCGCCCCCCGTATCGCGCTCACCAGCGCCTGCACCTCGGCGGCGAGCGCGGCGTCGGTGGCGATCAACTTGTCGATCTTGCGCACCGCATGCAGCACGGTGGTGTGGTCGCGCCCGGCGAAGCGCCGGCCCACTTCGGGCAGCGAGCGCGGCGTGAGCGTCTTCGCCAGATACATCGCGATCTGGCGCGGCTTCACCACATTGGCGGTGCGCCGCTGCGAGAGGATGTCGGCCACCTCAACCTTGTAATGCCGCGCCACGACGCGGATCACCGTATCCACCCGTACCGGCGCCTGTTCGCAGCGCTTCAGGTCGCGCAGCGCCGTCTCCGCCATGTCGAGCGTCACCGGCGCCACGCCCATGCCGCTATGCGCCAGCAAGCGGTTAAGCGCCCCCTCCAGCTGCCGCCCGCTGGCGCCGCAGCACTCCACCACATAGGCCAGCACCTCGGCCGGCAGGGCAAAGCCGGGTGCCTCGGCCGCCATCTCATTGGCGCGGGCCTCCAGCACCGCCCGGCGCGTAGGCGGGTCCATCGCGCCCAACTCGATCGCCAGCCCGCCGCCGAGGCGCGAGGCCAGCCGCTCATCGGCAAGCTCAGCGTCACCAGGCGCGGCATCCATCGCCAGCACCAGATGGTGCCCGGCCCCGGCCATGTCCTGCATCACCCGCAGCAGCGCCGCCTGCGCCGTGCGGCTGCGAACGCCCTGCACATCGTCGATCGCCAGCAGCGCGATGCCGCCGAGCCCGTCGAGAAAGCGCCGCAGCCCCGCACCTTCCATGGCCCGAACAAGAAAGGCCTCGGCGGAAAGATACAGCGCCGCCCGCCCCGCCTCTCGCGCCTCGCCGACGGTCGCCTGCAAAAGGTGCGTCTTCCCCAGCCCGGCGCCACCATGCAGCACCAGCGGGTTGAAGCGCGGGGCGCCATCCTGTGCCTGCGCCACATGCCAGGCGCAGGCCTGCGCGACCCTGTTGCAGTCCCCGGCCTGAAAGCGCGCGAAACTCAGGCGTGGATCGAGCGGCGATCCCGCATCCGCCAGCACCGGGAGAGGCAAGGCCGGCGCGCCAGCCTGCACGCCATCCATTAGCGAGGCGCCAGGTGCTGCCGCGCGCAGTGCCACCAGCCGGGGGCGAACCTTCTGCCCCAGCATCCGGGCACGCAATTCCTTGTAGTGCCGCATCAACCCGGCGGCGTCAGTCACGCCGGGGGGCAGCGCGTCGCCTGCATCAATCAGCATGGCCCGCCTCCTGTGAAATCAAGCTGTTACAGTGGGTGTTTCCCGTGGAACCGGGCCGCCCCAGCAGGGCGGGCGCGGTGTAGGCGTGCGGGTGCTGGCCGACATAGGCGGCGAGCCGCGCCAGCCCGTCGAAGGAAAGCGCGCGGCCGTTCTCGCAGCGGGAAACGGTGGCGACGGAAACACCGGCCACCTCGGCGGCGGCCCGGCCGGAATGCCCGCGCAGATCGCGCGTCACCCGCACCCCGGCGCCGAGCGTCGCCCAGCAGATAGGACCGGACAGTGGCGGCACGAAAAACATGGTGCCGGACGCATCAGGCCAGCTAAGCCCGTTGAACATGCATACCGGCTCCATGCCGAAGGCTGCACAAATTGCCATGTGCGCGGCGGCGCTCACCGGGTGGCCTCCGATGGCGCGGCGCAGGTCTTTCCCGGCAATGCCTAGATTGGGTGGAACGTCCCTCCACCACTCGGCCGAATGGCCTTCGCATTCCTTCACGATCGCCGAGAGGCGTTGGCGGCGCAGATCTGGTGATGGCCACGCGGAGCAAGGGGGCAGCATGGCGTCACGCCTCCCCACTCGTCTGCATCAGCAGTGCGCGGCAGGTGGCGCGGGCACTCTGCACCTGCGCATCGAGGTCGGCGAGATCGCACTCGATCTCCTGTATCTCGCGGCGCGTCAGCTTGCCGTCGGCCAGGGCAGCGGCGAGCCGGCTCATCACGTCGCCGCACTCGCGCGCCAGCCCGGCCATGTGCTGCGCCATGCTGTCGGTGACAACGATCGTGCCGGTCGGCACCAGGTCGTAACCAAGCCGCTGCGCCAGCGCCCGGGTGATCACCGGCTCGCCGGCCAGGCTGTCGAGATCAAGTGCCACATCCAGCGGGGCGGATTGCTCGCTGGTGAGGTCGCCGAAGCGTGACAGCTGCGCAGCAGAAAGCCGCGTCATGCCGGAAAGCTCGCGCAGCCCGCCGCCGGCCTGCTGGCAGGCGCGCCGCACGGCGTTTTTCAGCGCGGCATAGTCGGCGGAAGTGAAGATGCGCCCCATCATGCAACGGCTCCCTTGGAGGTTTCATGGTGTTCCTGGGCGGCGGAGGTACATTCTTGCTTGCAAGATCGGCCGTAGCTCGGCCGGCCCTGCGACATGGCGAGGCGCTGCTGGTGAAAATCTTCGAGGGAAACTGCGCCGCACGTTTCGGCGATCACCCGCTCCTTCATCTCGGCGGGCACTTCCACTGCGCCGATCGCGTAGCGTCGGGCGTGCGTGGCCGATGAAAGCCCAAATCGCAGGGCGAGCGCGTGGAAGGACAGGCCTTCTCGCCGACGCCATTCGTCCAATGTCATGGGAAACCTCCAAAGCGGAGGTGAATATGTCGGATTTCGACACGTTACGTCAAGCGACCCCGTCGAAATCCGACATGGCGTCGCGTGTCCAAATCAGACATGCTGTTGATATGGCTACAAAAGATGATCTTCCGAACCGCATCCGGGAGCTGCGCGAGCGCCTCGGCTTGTCCATGGCGCAACTCGGCGTTCGCATTGGCGTGGAAGGATCGACAATCAACAAGCTGGAGAAGGGCGAGACCCAGCTCACCACGCGATGGATGACCCGGCTCGCGCCTGCACTGGAGATCGACGACCCAGTCGAGATTATTCGCCCCATCTCAAACCTGAGAACCGTCTCGGTTGTCGGTTATGTGCAGGCGGGCCAGTGGCGCGAGGCCATCACATGGGACGACGAAGAGCGGTACGGCGTCATAGTCCCGAGAGATAAGCATCTCGACGGCGTGCGCCTGGAGGGCTATGAAGTGCGCGGCCCTTCGATGAACAAAATATATCCCGAAGGCACAGTCGTCATCATAGCAAGCATTATTGACACCGAAGAGGCATTCATCCCCGGCAAGCGCTACGTGATCAATCGGCAGCGCGGTGACGAGGTCGAAGGAACTGTAAAGACCTATCATGTCGACGAGAGCGGACGCCGTTGGCTGACGCCCGAATCGACGATGATGGAATTTCAGCCGATATCCCTCGACGATGGCCATAACGAAGACACGGAAATCCGTGCGCTAGGTCGAGTCATGTACTCTGTACGTAGGGAATAACTAATCAGACTTAAAAGGGTTTTCCATTTTAATTTTCTGACATTCATCATAATTCGTATAGGTTGCGGAGACGAATACAGCGCTCTTGTCGTACATCGGCAATAGGCGACTTACTCCGATTATTTTTATGTCTCCGTCCGTAGTCCATTTCCACATGCCGTACATCGATGCCGGGACAACAGGCTCCCCGTAGGCATCTGTAAGCTGAGAGATAATAGTTGAAGCCACCCGAGATGCTTTTTCTTGCGTCAGCAACCCCGTCGACCCAACGATAGAGCAGACACCATCTTCGGGCGTTGCTGTCACACTATACTCTTTGAGCAGGGGGTGAGGAGCCGGCACCGTCTTCAAGTCATAAACCGTATCTGACTTCTTGTTCTTTTTGGCTGCGATGTCCTTTAGTCGCGCGCCCATCGGCACACCGAACATCTGATTGATGTCGGACGCCATCGAACTCGGCGCTTCAATCGCGAGAGCGACAAGAACACATATGCCAATCATAGTTCGCATGCTTACGGCCCCCCGGAGCCTACTGTAACGAGTAGCAGCCATTGGGCCATGTCGGATTTCGACATATCGCGCTTGACACACTATGTCGAAATCCGACATGTTGCGCCCCATCACCCCGCTGATGGGAGCACCGCGATGCACAGTCCCTTTTCTTCCTCGACCTCCGCCCTCAACCTGCCGCCCCATGAGGCTGGCGCCATCTGCGACCGCGTCTCCGCCGCCGTGCGGGCCGAAGCCTATGGCGACACGGTCGAGCGCCTCGCCCGCGATGTCGAAGCCATCATCGCCCGCCAGGGCAGCATGCAGGAGGAAGACCTCCTGACGCTCGGCTGGTCCAAGCCCGCGCTGGTGGAAACCCTGCCGGACGCGCTGGACCTTGTCCGCGCCCGCGCCAGCCGCTCCCTTTCCTGAGATCCCTCCCAGGGACGCCCGGCGGTTTCCTCCTGCCGGGCACTCGCCGGGGCGCGTGCATCCAGCCCCCAGCCCGCACGCGCCCCGGCCTTTTCGTTTCGAGCAGCGAGAACACGTCCCGTTCTCAGCGTGAGCCCAGAAGCAACCAAGGCTGTTCGCGGCCTCGGCGGCGAAGAGGGCAAGCAACAGCGCAACACCTTGGGCGTGACAGCCGGAGAGACGGCAACCTTTCAGCCACAGTGGAGCGGAACCATGTCTGGGCCGTCGTCTACCGAGATCAAGGGCATCGCCAACGTCGCTTTTCAGGCGCTGTGCGGCGAGACGGAACGCCGCGAGGTGCCGCCCGAACACGCCATTTCCACCATGATCATCGCCATGGCGTTCATGGCCGGCACCTACGCCGCCACGGTGAGTGGCATCGCCGGGCGGTCTGTCGAGGAGATCATCGACGACATCACGGAAGGCGCCAGATGCGCCGCCGATGACGCGAAAGAACTGATGCGCGAAGCGGCCCGGGGGACGGTGCAGTGACCCTCTACGCCCCCGCCTCGCCCCGGCTTCCGTCCTCGGCCGACTTCCGCTGCTGCGGTTGCGGCGCCGCGTCGCTCGACGGCGTCAAGCCCTGCGGCTGCCCCTCGATGGTCGGCGCCCGGGGCAACCCGCCCAAGCGTGAGTACGTGGTCTTCAAGACCCAGACGCAGGCCCGGCGGCTCGCGCTTTCGGGTCTCATCAAGACGCGCCTGCTTGGGGTTCGCCCGGAAGATCAGGATCTCGTGCTGGACGATCACGACTGGATCGAGATCGTCGCCGCTCTCGAAGGGGTGGCACCATGATCCACCTCCCCGCCTGCCTCCGCCGGCGCCTGCTGCGCGCCGCGCTGCGCGTCATGGCCCGTCGCCCGCCGGATATGCTGATCGGCGGGGTGGAGCGCCCCTATATGCGCCGCTGGTGGCTGCTGCCGCGCAATCGCTGGTTCAACGTCTACCTGCACGATTTCCGCCGTCCGGACGATGACCGCGCTTTGCACGATCACCCATGGCCCTCGCTCTCGGTGCTGCTGCAGGGCGATCTGATCGAGACCTACGCGCCCATCCCGGCGCTGGCGGCAGAGCTCGCGCACCAGCGCACGCGGTTCCTCACCCCGGGCGCCATCGTCTGGCGCGGCCCCCGCTTCGCCCATCGCCTCAGCCTCACTTGGCACCCGCAAACGCTGGAGCCGGTGCCGGCCATCACCCTCTTCATCATCGGCCCGCGCGTCCGCCTTTGGGGTTTCTGGTGCCCGAAGGGGAGCCCGGCCGACGGCTGGATTCCGTGGACCCGTTTTGTCTCGAAAGACGATCCCGGTGCCGTCGGCCCGGGCTGCGAGTGAGGCCCGCCATGCACCAGCCCGCCCCCATCACCGCCCGCGATATCGGTCTTGCCCTTCGGCAGGCCGGGCACCTCGCCGCCATCCTCGGCTCCGTCGCCGTCGGCCTCGTCTGGGCCGGCATCCTGTCCTGAAAGGGGAGGTTTCCATGCGTGCCCGCCGCCTCTCGCCGTCCGCCCGCCTCGCCGTCGCGCTCTGGTTCATCGCCATCGGCTCGGCCGGCGCCCTGCTGATAGCCGCCGGCATGGGGAGGTGAGCATGGCGAAATCACCCGTTGATCGCTGGGGCAGCGAGCCGCCCCGCCCGCGCAAATCCACCAAGGCGGCCGAGACCACGGCCGCGCTTGAGGCGGCGGATATCCCGAACGACGAGCCCCTGTCCGACGCCGCCGCCGGCTTCGCCAAGGAACAGCTGAAATCCTTCATCGAGCGCGTCGAGCGGCTGGAGGAAGAAAAGAAGACCATCGCCGACGACATCAAGGATGTCTTCGCCGAGGCCAAGGGCACCGGCTTCGACACCAAGGCCCTGCGCGCCATCATCCGCCGCCGCAAGGCCGACCCGGGCCAACTGGCCGAGCACGAGGCCATCGTCGATCTCTACGCCCAAGCCCTCGGCATGATCCCATTCGAGCGCACCCCGCTCGGCCAGACGATGGAGGGGTAAGCCATGCGGCGTTATTTCCACATCCCGCACGGGCGCGAAGACGAGCACGCGGCGGCGTTGACCGCCGGGCTCTCCTGTCTTCCCGTCGGCTTCATTGCCACCGTCTGTGGCGTCTGCTCGGGGCGTGGCCAGTACAGGCAAACCTACACGGCCGGCTGTGGCGGCGGGCACTTCAGCATGCCCGGGCCTTGCGACTGCTGCGAAGAGACCGGCCTGCTGCAGGGCGGCCGCCCGGCGCCGATCAGCGTCGTCAACCAGGTGCTCGTCGCCGCCTCCGATGGAGAGGTGGCGAAATGAAAGCTCCCCGCGCAGTCGATCTTGAAGAACAACACGACGATCACCTCGCCCCATGGGTGGAGGCGAAGGTGCAGCAGGCTTTCGAGGAGGAACTGACTGTCATTCTCGGTCAGGCAGAGGCCGATCTGCGCGAGGGTTTGCCGATAGATTGGCGCGCCCTGCTTGCTGATATCGAGAGCGCGGCGGAAGGCGCCGATTTCGAGGATCGGCGCTGCTGGTTCGTCATTGATATCGACTGCCCCCCCATCGTCGAGACGATCATCGGCGAGGCGTGGGATCTCGCCCGCGCGGGCGAGACGGCCGATGCGCTGCATCGCCTGTCGCTGCTCACTCGCCCGAAATGGCCGAGCGAGGCGGCGTGCCGCGATCAATACACCATCGCCATGGCCGAGACCCGGCTCGCCCGGCTCGCGCCGCTGCGCGCGGCCCTTGGTCCCTTCGCCGACACGCCGCTTGGCGCCACCCTTCTGTGAGGCAATCATGAAGCTCATAGCCGAGCGTACCCATCTACTCGCCGCCCTCAAGGCGGTCGGCCATCTGGCGAAGGCCAAGGCCAAGATCCCGATGCTCGCCTTCCTGCGCCTGCGCACGGAAGGGGATCGGCTCTTTCTCGCCGCCACGGACCACGATGCCTTTGCCGAAGCGGAAATCCCGGCCGACGTCGCCCGGCAAGGCTCCATCTGCGTCGATGCCGCCACGCTGCTGAAGCTGGTGAACGACTTCGCCGAAGGCGCGCAGGTGAGCCTCGACGCCAATGACAAGCTGGCGACCCTCAAGGCCGGGCGCTCGCGCTATCAGCTCCATGTGCTCGCCGCGAACGACTTCCCATCCATGTTCGAGCCCAATGGCTCGATCGCCAAGTTCATGCTGATGCCGGAAGAGGCGCGGCGATTGCTGGACTTGCCGCGCTCCGCCGCCGCCAAGGGGCGTGCAGACCTGTATTATCTGGAAGGCATCTATCTCCATGCATCGGAGGACGGCGCCACACTCTGGAGTGCCGCCTGCGACACACATGTTCTTATTGTCGCTGACGTCGACGCGCCGGAGGGCGCGCAGGATCTGCCCCGGAAGGTGGAGGCCGACGACACACGGGCCGCCCGCCCGCGCGGCCTTATGCTGCCGCTGGACAGCGTCGCCCACATCCTGCGTCTTGGCGAGGTGCCGCTTGAAATCCATGCCGGCGAGAACGTCGTGGCCGTGCGCGCCGCCGCCAGCGGGGTGAAGCTGCATTACGTCACCCGGCTGATCGAGAACATCTTCCCGCCCTACGAGCGGATCGTTCCGGCGGCCGAGGGCACCTGCCTCACCGTCGCGGGAGATCTCTTCGCCGCCGCGCTTCGGCGCCTTTCCAGCGTCGCCGGCAGCGAAGAGCGCGCCGTCGGCGTGGAATGGGGCGAGGAGGGCGACCTTTCCCTCTGGCTCGACAATCATGCCGAAGGCATCTATGGCGCAGAGTCTATCCCCATTGTGGCGTGCACCGGCCCGGGGCGGATAGGCATTCGCCCCGCACTGGCCCTCAAGGCCATGGACGCTCTCGGCGGCGGCAATATCGAGATCTGGTCGACCACTGAACTCAAGCCCGTTCGGCTGCGCAGCATCGCCGATCCCGGCCTAATTGCCGTCGTCTGGGTGGCCCGCCTCACCCGCCGCCCCGAGCACGGCGCCCTCTTCGGCGAGGGAGAGGCGGCATGAGCATCTCCTACGTCGCCAAGGGCGCGACCGTCTCCGCATGCGGTCGCTTTCGTTACCGCCTCTGGCGGGAATGGCGCCTGCATCCCGCCCCTTCCCTCTGGAGTATGTGGACCGATGACGACGGTTCGCCGCTCCTTGATGGCGAGGGAGATCCGGTTGGCTGGCCCAAGGCCTGCATCTTCGTCATGCTCAACCCGTCGACCGCTGATGGCGAACAGGATGACCCGACTATCCGCCGGTGCGTCGGCTTCGCCCGCGCATGGGGCTATGACCGCATGGAGGTCATCAACCTTTTCGCCCATCGCGCGACAGACCCCCGCGCGCTGCTCGCCCTGAACGATGCCGACGACCCTGTCGGCCCTGACAACAGGGGCGCCTTTGCCAATGTCCTGTTCGGCAGCTGCCCCGTTGGTCTCGTCGTGTGCGCGTGGGGCGCCCACGGCGGGCATCTCGGCCAGGACGAGACCGCACTTGGCTGGATCGGCAGTCACAAGCGCTTTGCGCTCGGTCTCACCAAGGCCGGCCATCCCCGCCACCCCCTCTATGTCGGCTCGGCCGCTGATCTGGTCGAGTTTCGCCCTGCGCGAGGGTGTGCCGCATGACCGCCAACCCCTCCCGCCCCATCACCATCGTCCTGCTCGGCTTCCTCGCGCTCTGCCTGGCCGCGATCGACATCCAGCACTTCGGCCTGATGCGCGCCGCGCTCGGCGCCCTCGCGTCGTCCGCTTTCGGAGCAACGCCATGACAGACTGGAAGACTGTCCCGATCGAGCCAACGACCGTGCAGCTTCGTGCGGGGCAAGATGCTTGGCTTAAGGACCCGCTGCGCCTGTCCAGTACGCTCTACCGTGCAATGGTCGCCGCCTCTCCGGCGGCGCCGGGCGATGAGGTGGAGCCGGCGGCGCGCTTCTGGATCATCGCCCAGGAAGTAGGGATGTTGCCTGACCAGAAAGGCCCATTCCCTGTCAGCCGCTCCGCCGAGATTATCCGAGAATTCATGACCGCAAGGCGGTCGGCCCGCTTGACGTATCTGACTGTGGGGCGCGATGGAACCCCCATGGTTGATCACGCGCCGGAGGTACTTCAGATACTCGATGGCCGATCCATGTCGTCGGCGCGAAAGCACAATGACCGTGTTCGAGCGGCAGAAGCCTCCTCGCCCACCGGGTTGCCCAAGGATGAAGGGGATGCTTGACCTCGACGACGACCCCCGGGCCGGCAATGACAACCTGCCACCGCCGGTGCGCGGCCGCCTTCCCATCCGTTTCTGGCTGATCTTCGTCGGCCTTATCGCGGCGATTGCCTTCGCCTCGGCATGGTGGGCTTTGAGAGGGGTCGCGTCATGACGGATGAATCCGCCAACCTGCGCGCTGCGCCGCCGCTCTATCTCACCGATCACCAGCTGCGCGACATCGTCGCCCCGCATATCGGCGTCGATCGCTTCCGCTCCATCCTAAAGGCGCTGGAGGCCAAGGGCTTCCCGCGCCAGCACACACTGTTCCGGGGGCGCTACTACCCCGCCGTGCGCACATGGCTGGACGCCAGCAACGGTCTGGGCAAGACTGCAACCATCGGAATGGCCGAGGATGGCGAAGAAAACTGGGATGCCCCCAAGAAGCGACGCCCCGGGCCTAAAATGGCGGACGCGCACTGACGCGCGCCGCACCGCCTATTGGGTGGCCTCTCAGGTTTGCCGCGACTGCAAGGGTTATCCCGATCGCACCGTGCGCCTGGCCGATGGCCTGACCGAGGAACAGGTCGCCGCCGCTTGCCGCGACCACACCGAGCGTCTTCGGGAATGGATTGCCACTTTCTCCGGCGGTGACAGGCCGTTGACCGTCTATGACGGCACCATCACCAGTCTTTCCCGGCTCTTTCAGGAACACCCGGACAGTTCCTTTCGCGAGGTGAAGGCGAATACCCGCAAGAGCTATGGCGACAGCCTCAAGGTCATCGAGGCGACGGTCGGCTCGCGCGTGGTGCCCGGCATCACCGTCCTCGACATCAAGCGCTGGTTCCGCAATTGGGGCGCGCCGGCGGAAGAGGGCAAGCCCCCGCGCCCCAAGCGCGCGCATGACGCCGTCTCGATGCTCCGCCAGCTGCTGCGCTTCGGCCACGCCCTCGGCTATGACGAATGCGGCACCCTGGCCGAGCGGTTGAAGAACCTGCGCTTCCAGCGCCCGGGCGCGCGAGAGGAAGAGATGGGGCTCGGCCAGGCCGTCGCCTTCATCGCCAAGGCGCTGGAGCTTGGCGAGCGCGACATGGCGATCGGCGTCGCGGCGCAGTTCGAGCTCATGCTGCGCCAGAAAGACATCATCGGCGAATGGGGGCCGGCCAACCCGGAAGCCGCTGGCGCTGTCCATCATGGCGACGAGACATGGACCGGCGCCTTTCGCTGGGAAAACCTCCCCGGCTGGCGTCTGCGCCTGCGCACCTCCAAGACCAAGGCTCGCACGGTCTTCGACTTGCAGTCCTATCCCCTGCTCTTCCCTTTGCTGGAGTCGGTGCCGCATGACGAGCGCGTCGGCGCCATCGTCAAGGGTGAGCACGGCCTGCCGGTGCGCGAGCGCAGCTATCGCAAATGGTACCGGCAGATCGCTCGCGCGGCCGGCATCCCGGACTCGGTATGGTCGATGGACAGCCGCGCCGGCGGCGCCACCGAGGCTTTCGAGGCCGGCGCCGACATCCGCGCCATCGCCGCCCACCTCACCCATTCCAACCTGTCGACGACGCCGCGTTACATCCGCAAGACGGAGAAGCAGACAGCCGAAGTCGCCCGCCTCCGCGCCAGCAGCCGCCCGGTCGAGGGGCCGAAAGACTAG